GTATATACGCCTTTTCTTTTTCCCCGTATCGTCTCCGTTCTCGTCGTACACGGTTTCTTCTTCCTCGCGATAAATATCGGGATAAAAAGCCGGGTCGTTAATGGCATGCCCTGTGGGATAGTACTCACGAATGAAGTCTGCCTGCGTGACGATTTCAAATTCCATATTGTCTGCCGGCATAAGGGGTTCTTCAATGGAAGAAAACCTCCCGTGCGATATGTATCCGGACGGACGTATGCGTTTCCACGGACGTTTTGCCTTGATTTCTCTTTTCTTCATATTATCTGTAATTTAATGGGTTCACATATCTCAAAAGTCCTTTCGGGCGATGCCTTCCCGGCTTTTTTATCTCGAATATCATCCGCATGAAAAGGGACTCCATATAGTCGGGAGAATGTCCAACGAACTTTTTCATATCCTGCTTTTTTATGAGACAGAATCCTTTATCGGATGTTTCCTCACTGGCCCGGATACATTTTCTCTCCTTCATAAGAATCTGTTTGAGTTCCCATTTCTCAAACCCCTTTCCGGAGTATTTGCGTTTGAGCAACCTGGGATTGATGGACATTTCCCCGTCAATAAGCTTATGGGCAAAAAGGTAGGCACACTGCGACTTCACGTTGTCGTAGACATAGCGGTATTTGTCCTCCACGGCCTCCCGGTTGTTGAACGGCACGGCCCGCCGGAAGAATCCTTTGAAAGTCTGTCCCAACCCGTTAAGGTCATAGGTGAAGTTTTCCTCCAACACCCCCCACTCTTCGAGTTTGGCTTTCACGGACGAAAGGGAACCTTTGCTATCGTGACGGCAAACGAAAACATCTTGTATATGCCATCCACACCAAAGCCATAGCACGAGGCTGTCTCCTCCCTCAAAGGCCACGTCGCATGAAGCATAACGTTTCCCTCCAGTAAGTTCCGGCATGGAGAAAAACTGCTCCATGTCGTGCATCTTGATGATGTCGTCACCCACGTTCTTGAAATTCCAGTTGCCTTCCAAGTCGCGGGCACGCTGCTCTTCGTCCTGCTGTGCAAGGTTGGCCACATAATTGGGGTCGGATTCGGTAAGTTTCTTGTTGTCTTCCAACCTTGCACGTGTAAAAGTGACGGATTTGGTAAACATGCGTGCGCGGTCGTACCCCATTTCCTCATATCCTCCGGCTTCATACAAAGGGTCTATGATAGACTTGCACTTTTCATACACTTCTTCCGGCGTGTCTCCCCAATAGATAGTCTCTACCGTATTGCCATCCATGAAGCAATAGCGTATGACCCCGTCGCGTTCCGGTATGGGCAGTCCATCCTCCCCAATCCACCAGTCTATGAATTTCCGTACCCAACTATCAGGGTCAGGGTTGCACGTCCCCCAAAAACGATTCCGCAATCCAAACGCATTACGGTTGTTGGTAATAAGGTATTTAAACTTTTCATAACTTACATGCGTAATCTCGTCAATACCTATATAGTTATATTGGCGGCCTTGAAACCGTACCTTGAAATCATCGAATCCTCCGGAAAAATAAGAAAACTGTAAATTCCCTCCCTTATTGAAGTTCCATGTCATGTCATTGATGGAACGGTTATAATTACCATGCTGCGAATAAAGCATATAGGAGGTTTTTACCAAATCCCGAAGGTCGTCCTTCTCATTTCGTAGAAGAAGTGCGCAGAAACGGGGATTATACACGTCTTTCAGGGCTTCCATAAGGAGGGTGAAAGACTTTGCCCCTCCCCGGTTCCCGCCAGTGATGAGTATGTCCACGTCTTTGGCAAGATTCTGCTCCTGCGCACCGGGCTGCGCCACGATGCAAAGAGGGTTGTTTTTCCCTTTGTCCCTTTTCCGCAGTCCTTCCACATATTCGTAAGTGAATATCTTTTCTCCTTCTACCGTATAAAATCCTTCTTCGTACATAATCACAAAAAGGCCTGCAGAACATACATGTGCATGTCCTTGCAGGCCTTGTCGGCTCTTTTCTTATTATGGCTTGTGCAAATATAGTAAAAATCATATTATTTTATACTCTTTCATATAAAAATATGATGATTTGTTTTGTATATTCCATTTTCATTCTTATATTTGTGGCATATTCGGAAGATGAATGTTGAAGATACGAAGCAGAGTGAGTATCCGTCAGGATGAAATGGCGCACAAAATGGCCACCTGCCCGCTCTGCGGACAGAAATTAGGAGATGTGACCTACTTGAAAGGCGTATTGATATTACGTGTCAAGTGCCGAAGGTGCAAAAAGTATGTCGATATCGAGGTAACAGGAACAGGAGAATAAAAATATAATAACCGATAAAGGCCAAAGAGCCGTATGGATGCAAAAAGCGTCTGTACGGCTCTTTTTTTTTGTTTGATACTTAAAAGACGAAAAGAATGGAAAAAGAACAAATCTTATCCGAGATGGTTGCGAAGCTTGGAAAAACCAGTTTGTCGCAGCGTACAATTTCAGGCTACGTGGAAGGTAACCTCCCGACTGATGGCGTTGAGCCAGACGATGCGTATTGGCAGAAACATGTGGGGTTTCTGAAAAGCCTTGACGGGAATTTCAGCCATGACGTAGCGCATGCCGTGGACGAGTTCAAAAAGAACTACAAGGCAGACCCGCCGGGCGGTGATGACGGAGGCTCTAAAGGCGATTCCGGAAATGCGGGAAGCCGTGACGATGCCTTACTGAAACGCCTTGAAGCCATGGAAGAACGGCTCAAGGAATCGGAAAACCAGGCAAAGAAAGAGCGTATGCGCAAGGAAGTATCAGACAAGGCCGAAAGCCTGAAGGTAAGCAACAAGGCTTTGTGGAAAGATGCCGTAATGATGGTTGAACTGAACGACGACACGGATGCCGGGAAGTTATTGGAAGAAACCAAAAAGGTCTATGAAAGGAAACTCAAATCGTACATCGGTGAAGGGGCGACACCTTACGGCGGAACACAAAGGCAAGCGGGCGTACATCAGGACACGGAAGAAGCCAAGGCCAAACGCGAAGCTTTCAAAGCCCGCATGGAAGGCATGGGCCGTCTTCCGAAAAGAGAGCATTAAAACAGGATAACAAACTAAAAAAGGTAAGAAGATGAGGTTTCAGGAAGGAACATTCAACACCATCGGCCAAAGGCAGGCACAGTTTGGCGGGAATTTCCCTGTATGGGCTCGTGTACGCGAACTATACAAGGGAGGCGGCAAGATAGACGCTTCGCAGTTTGCCCCCGGCACTGTTATCGGTGCCGGTACGATGGTGAAATTCAACGGGTCCGGCCAAGAAGTCGAGATTATCACCGCCAACGGTGTAGAAGGCGTGAAGGAAGTGGACAAAGTTACCGTAACGAGCGGTTGTACTACAAATGGCAACGTCGGCATCAAGCTTAACAACGCCTCGGTGGTGAACATTGCTGTCACAACCGCAGAAAACACCCCCGAATCCGTGGCCGCAAAAATCGCAGCCGGTTCGTTCAGCGGTTGGACAGCCAAACAGGACGGTGCAAGCGTGATTTTCACCAAGTCGGCTTCAGGACCATGCGCTGCCCCAGTCGTGGAAGTCAATTCCACAGGCGTGAAAGCCACAGCAGAAGTCGTAACGGCCGGTGCGGCAGCCAACGGTTCATTGGATGACGTGAACGGGCTGATATTCGAGGACGTATGTATTCCGGAAGGTTGCATACTGGCCACTTGCGCCGTAGTAAGAGCCGGACGTATTTATGCAGACCGGGTGAACGGAGGCGGTATTCCGAAAGCTGTAGAGAAACAGCTTCCAATGATTGAATTTGTCCGTGAAGATTAAAAAAGGAGGCAGATTATGTACACAAGAGGAAAAGAATTTTATGACATTGTGGCCAAAGGCTTGGCCTCCATGGGGTATGTAGACAAAAATGGCGTGAGTGCGCTGACCTATTTTATCCAAGACATGTTCGCGGACAAGTACAATGCGGAATCTACCTTCGCGCAGATGGGCTTCCCATTGAACCCCAACCTGCCTATCCGCCCGACTTACGAGCAGATAGAAGCCACCATCCGCCCGTATACCATGGGTACCTACGTGGACATCGACAGCGACGGCAACACAAAATCGACGGATGGGCTGAGCCTGAAAATGGGCGGTATCCCGACATTCAAGCATGAAGTGGTGCTGAGCCGCAAGATATTGCGCGAGAAGATGATGCTCATGGACAGCATCGGAGGCAGCACTCCGGAGATTGAAAACACCATCATGGGCTTGCTGTTCAACGGTTTGGACGATTTGTTGGGCGGAAACTACAACACTTTCCGTTACCAACGCCACCAAATCGTGTCGAACTTCGGCAAGTTGGTGATAGACGCAAAGAATAACCCCGGCGGCATCCCGTTGGAGATAGATTTCGGCGTTCCGGCGAAGAACAAAAAGGTATCGAAATGGTACACGAAGAACGGCAGTGGAGAAGTTTCACAAGACTCAAAGGTGACGAGCGGAGAAGTCGACCCGATAAAGGAAATGCGCAACATCCGTTTGGACAGCCGCAGAAAAGACTTCGCTCCGGAAGGTCATTGGGAGTGCTCGCTTACCACGTATGAGGACCTTATCGCATTGCCCTATTTCCGTAAGATGTATGTGATGTACGCTCGTCCGGACATCACGGACGCGGACAATATCACGGCATTCGGCGCTTTGGTAGACGACGACACCATCAAGACCTTCATCGAATCACGTATCGGAGCGAGAATTGAAGTGGTGGACAGCATTTCCTCGGTGGAGAAATTCAACAAGGAGAAACAGGCCATGGAATATACGTACATGGACAGCTTCAACGAGGGCGTGCTTGTCTACGTACCGGACGGTGCCATAGGAGACGTGCAATGCGGCAAGCCGATTTACATGGAAACACCGGGTGCCCGTGTGGCATTGTATGACGGAGGACGTACTTTAATCCGTCAGGTTTTCGAGGACGAGACCATGACGCAGGTCATCAAGAGCGAAGTGACCGGACTGGCAGTGCCCAACAAGGTACGTTGGATGTATTATCTCACCATCAAAGGGTAAGGCATGACGAGAGAAACGTCCCATACGGAAACCCAACGCACCGTGGAAGAATACCTTCGCGGTTGCGTAGGGTTTGACATAGAGGACAATGCCATCGCCACTATCCTTGAAGACCGTGGAATCGCCCCGGGAACCCCGTCAAAGGAGTTGACACGAAAGCAAAAGGAACTTTGCAAGGCAGACCTGTATATGTGGTGTGCCAGCACGCCGAGCATAAAAGGAAGCGTGGAAGAGGCTCACGGGACTTGGAAACACAAGGAGGGTTCGACAGAAAGCAGTGCTTACGACAAACGCAACCTGCGTATCATGGCAAACGAAATCTATAAGAAATATGGGGAGAACGTGGCGGGTTCCACGATAAAGTTGCACGCAAGAGGAATGAGGTTATGGCCAAGAAGGTAGAAAATCCGGAATTTCCACACCTATGTGTAATCTATAAGGTAGAAGGAGAGACTTCGTTTTCGGACGGAGAAAAGGAAACCGTATATGCAGGTAAATGCTTGAAATACGGAAACAGTTCCCTCCGCAGCTTTAAATCAAACGGAGTTTACAAAGGCGATTATGGTCTTGACATTCCCGGACTGATAGATGTATCGGAAGGTGACTTGCTGGACTATACCGCCTTCGGGAGAGACCACAGGGAAGGAATACTTGTGACAGGCGTGGAGCATTGCGGATGGGGGACTACGGTATATTTCAACCTTTCTAAAAACTAAGGATATGAGTACGGATGTAAAGACAATGAACCGAAAAGTGTTTAAGGCCGGTATGAAAAAATCCCACCGGATTATCCATACGCACGTTCAGGACATCCTTTCTTCCGCTTGTGAGCGTTTGCTTGCGGATGCAGTACAATCCAAGGAGTTCCAGGGTTTCACCGGAAATACTCAGACTTCATACGCCTGTGGGATATACATGGACGGTAAGTTGGCCTATTGCAGTTTCCAGGAATCATGGAACCGACCTCCCGTAAGACTTAAAGTGGAGAAAGGAAAGTATGTGTATCTGTCTCATCCTTACGAGGGGCATGCCAGAGGCGTGAGAGGAAAGACGGATGTGGACAGCCTTTATGGCTCGGACACTTCGTTGAACTTTCTAAAAAGCTATACAAATGTCCCGAAAAAAGGTTTCTCAATAGTGATGTGTACGGGTACGGAATATTCGGAATATATCGAATCGTCACGTAACCTGAACGTGCTCACGGAAACATGGCAACGTGCAAGACAGATACTGCTGCAAAACCTAAAACCCATACCGCAATGAGCCACGTGACGAAATATTACATTTCCGAAGTCTTGGAAGAGGTATGCCAAAGGTTGGGCGGTATTTCGGAGCATGTGTTTCCTGAACATCGTCCTGCGGCCGCAGGGAAACAGATGGATGATTTCATCGTGGTTTCCCTCCCTGTATCCATTGAAGACCAAAACGCCTACCAGAAAACCACCCTGCGCATAGAAATAGCAGTAAGGAACAGAAGCCAAGGCGTAGCACATACAAAGAAACTTCAAGAGATGCTGGACGGAGTGACCGGAGAGTTCCCTATTGTGACCGAAAGGTTCTCGGCAGTCCGGCCTTTACTTGTCTTAAAAGGCGATGACGGATTAGGCTTCACGATATGGAACATACAAGCAAAACTTATCGTAAACACCACGGATTCTTATGAGCAAGAAAATTAACAGGATAACACCATTAAATGAAATTAGCAATATGGCAGGATTGACAGTAACAACAGCGTTGACAGACTTAAAAGTATTGTTCAACGACTTAAAAGAAGTGTATTTTAAAGCCGGTGAAATCAAGACCTCGGATTTGGGTTCCGAAGCCCTCACCATGGACATGGAGCTTCCGGCATTGGATGATGGGGTGACGTTCGATACCGGTTCGGCCGACGTGACACGCGTAAGAATCACGACCAAAGCAGTATGGACCTCCAAGGCTTCAAAAGGAGACCCGGACATTACGTTCCAAGTGGCGAGCGTGGCGGGGGTGGTTAACGACCTTCTTATGGAAAACAAGAAGACCATTGCAAGTGCCACCAATATCATCAACGGAAAGACCTATAAAGGTGCGGCCTACAGTCTTTCTCCGAAGAAGGTTACCGGAGCCCTCCTGATGCAAAGCGAGGACCGGCAGACCATCATCATCCTTCCCAATGTGGAGATGTATGCCAACTTCGTAGCGGCAGACGGGGACAATCCCGCTTATTTCAACGTGGCCGTGACCCCGTTGGAAAACAGCGAAGGTGCCGACATCTTTATTTTGAGTGAAACGGTTGGCGCATAACCTTCATAGGGAGGGAGAGGATTACGGGCGGTGGCAATATGAGCCGCTGCCCTTTTTTGTTAAACTTATCATGACTTGACCAGATGAAAAAGAAAAAGACGGTAAATCCCCCTACGGAAAAAGAGGAAGCACTTTTGGATTCCATTGTTGAAAACAGCAAAGACACGGTTGAAATACGCGGAAGAAAATGGCATGTGGCATGGATGAGGAACGGTACGAAGCGTAAAGTAACCCACATCATGCTCACGGAAAAAGAAGACGACAAGGTGAACAGCAAATGTGCCGCCGCCATCGTATTGAACGGCTATTGGTAGATTCTGTTTTTTTACTGGTTCTTTTGGCGTTGGTTCTTATAAGTAATGCAATACAGTGACGAAGAACTTCTCCCACTTATAGAAACAGGTAAAAAAAAAGTACGTGTGGAGGGATATTGCGCCTGTACAATATTACTGACCGAGATGAAGGATACCGTAAAGTCGATGACGAGGGAGGAAGTAAATCGTATCCGTCAAGAGAGTTTTATGGCTCTGCGTGGTCGGCAGGAGAAAAACATCCCTTCCTGACACATCCCCTCAACCTGTTTTTCGGAATATGGGTTGTCCCTATGTGGGGATACTATTGGGTCCATACGGCTGCCCAAATCGAACTCGGACTGATAGACTGCCCCATCATAGTTTATGAAAGGGGAAAGAAACGGAAAGGTGGAAAAGGAGAGGGACCGGAATTTGAAAAGGCGGATGCCTTGGATGTAGTTAATAAGGCTGACGAATGGCAAAAGAAATATGGGAATGCCCCCAAAGGAAAAGGTGTAAGAATCAGCCTTGAAGGACTAAAAATGTTGAAAAAGGATAACGGAGGAAAATAGAATGGCGGATTTGGGTCAATTATGGTTTTCATTGGGTATAAAAGACAATACCCAGGCAGGTATAGAAGAAGCTATGAAGCGCTTCGACAAGCTAAATGCCAAACTTAAACTGGGTATAGACAAGAATGTTTTCAGGAATGCCATCACGTCGTACCTGAAGGGACAGGAATTCAAAGCCCGCATCACCCCTACCCTTCCCAAGAATACCGGTAAACTTTCCATGGAGGTGAACAAACAGACTTTGAGGGGAAGTATCAATGAAGCCTTGAAAGGCAAGGAGTTCGAGGCAAGGGTGAAAATGGTAGTTGAAAAGGCAAGCGTGCAGGATGCCATCCGGCAAGCCTTCTCAAAAACCGGACTGAATTACAACACCACGGCCAGCGACGTGCGGTCACAAAGAATCTTGGAAATACAAGCACGCATGGCCCAACGTGCGGCCCTATCTCAAATACAGCTTGCCGCGGCACATTCCCGTGCCCAACGTGCGGCCGACTTGCAGGCCGCTTCGAGCGAACGCCTGAACCGTAGTATGAAGAGCGGAACTAACATTTCATCCCAACTAAGAAACCAGATAGCCAACCTGTACTCATTGTACACCATTGAACGTTTTGCCACCCAAATCGTAGAAATCGGCGGTGAGTTTCAAAAACAACGCATAGCCCTGAAATCTATCCTTGGTGATGCCGGAAGAGCGGAAACGATATTCGGAAAGATTCGGGACCTTGCGGTAGAAAGCCCCTATACTTTCAAAGACCTGACCGGCTACACCAAGCAGCTTGCTGCGTTCTCCATTCCTTACGAAGAACTTTATGACACGACCAAGAGACTGGCTGACATATCTTCGGGACTTGGTGTTGACATGGGACGCCTTATCCTGGCCTACGGACAGGTACGCAGTGCAGCATTCCTCCGTGGACAGGAAGTAAGGCAATTTACGGAAGCCGGCATCCCTTTGTTGGATGAGCTGGCTAAGAAGTTCAGCATGTTGGAAGGACGAGTTGTAAGCGTGGGAGAAGTGTTCGACAAAATAAGCCGTAGAGAGGTCCCCTTCCAGATGGTAAAAGACGTGCTTTGGGATTTGACCAACGAGGGAGGAAAGTTCTATAATATGCAAGCCGTCCTGACAGAGAGCCTTTCCGGAAAACTGGACAAACTCAAAGACAGCTATGAAATCATGCTTGCCGACATCGCCCAAGCCAATAACGGAATCATCGGAGGAAGCCTTGACTTGCTTTCCGAACTTACCGCACACTGGAAGGAAGTTGCTGAAGCCATCGGATCCCTTATCATAGCTTATGGGTCTTATAAGGCTGCCATAATAGCCGTAACTACTTACCAAAAGCTGGATATAGCCTTGTTGCGGCAGGCGGCAGTGGAGAAACGACTTGCGGCAGCAGCGAGCATATCCCTTTCAAACGCGGAAGCCGTGTCCGCCGCAAGAACCAAATTGCTGACATTAGCAAAAAAGAGGTTGATAGGCGTACTGAAATCATTATGGTCAGTGACCGCCGCAAAACCATATTTTTGGGTAGCAGCAGGCGTAACCACATTAGTATACGCTGTGTACAAACTGATTACCGCCGCGAGCGCGGCTGAAGCTGCCAACGAGAATTTCAACCGTTCTATGGAACGCATAGGACAGACCATTGACGATCAGAAGAATAAAATCAACGAACTCTTGAATGTCATCCGAAGTGCAGATTCTTCTTCCCTTCAGAAACAAATGGCCTTTGATGAGCTTTCTGTTGTATCTCCTGCCCTTACACAAACATACGATTCTTTAAGAAAGTTAGAAGAGGCCGATCTAACAAATGTGAACCAACAAGTCAGTGAACTGGCCGATACCAACCGTATAAGTTTGTTGAAACAACAAGCGGAAGAGTTAAAAGAATATATGTCCATATTAAAAGACACCCAAAAACTCAACCCTGTATCGGCAAGATATGCCATATCCGGTCTTGAAAACCTTGGGATTCAGGGGGAATTCGGTTGGAACAATACTGATTGGACAGAAGCCATACAGGAACAGTTGAACCGCATTGCATCTGAGCTATGGAAGATAGAAGATGCGAAAAGACGTATTTCCGTGCCCACAGAAATGGATGTGAGGCTTTCAGAATCCAGTTACCGGAACGCAGAGGAAAAATTCGACTACCTGAGTGACTTTGCCACCGCGATGAAGAAGGAGGTGGAGGGCACGATGGCACTCCACGTGGACGGCACGCACGCGGAACGTGACACGGACAGCATCATCGCCGAACTAGAAGGAAAACTGAAGACGATGGAGGGCATTCCCCTTTCTGTGGAACAGCAGAAAGTGAAGGACGGCCTGCAAGAGACGTTGGGGTACATGAAACGGTGGAAGGAAATGGGCATAACGGGCGGTACGTTCACCATCCCACTATTTTTCGACTTGAAACTTAGTGATTTGGAGAGCGAGACGGAAAATGCCAAGAAGAAGTTCAATTACATTACCGGGCAGTGGGAGGAAGCGAACAAGGAATTCGGAACCTTTGCAGAAAACCGCATGAAAGCTATAAAAAAATGGAAGGATGCGGAAAAGAAATACAATGAGGCCAAAAGCGCAAAAGACATCACGGACAAAGACGGTTCTATCATCAAAGGCTATACCGAACAGCAAGAACGTCTCAAAGAACTAAAGAATAAGGTGGAATCGGCCAAAAAGGAGGCGGAATCTTTCGGCGCAGACACGGGCAAACCAGCACAGCCGGACAAAGACCCTATGGCGGACTTGTGGAATGAACGTATCAGACTGATAGAAAAGGCCATTTCCTATTATAAGGAATGGTCAGAAATAGAAGGCAAGAAAAATGCTTCCGAACGTACCCAATCCAGTCCATTATTCTCCTCCGTAAAAAGCTATCTTGACCTCGGCATAGAAAGTCCTGAAAAAATCTGGGAACAAATACGGGAAGAACTCGGAAACAGCAAAGGTCAAAGGAAGCTTTTCGTAGACCTCGGATTCAAAATAGAAGATTTACGTCAAGGGGAAGAAAAAAAAGAACTGGACCGCAATCTGAAAGAAATTGAGAAATATATCTCTGAAAGTACAAAGAAATGGGATTTGTTCAAAGATTTATCCGATGCAACAGGTAACCGAAGCCTGGCCGGCCAAATCGTTTTCGGCGGTCTGATGGAATCAGAAAACCTTGGAGACGAACTGAAAAAGAAAATCGAAGAAAAACTCAGTGGCACAACCTTTTCTTTTGAAGACGTACTCGGCATGGACGAAAAAGGGCTGGAGGACAACGGACTGAAAACACTTGGCGGGCTTGTGTCTGCCTATCGTGAAAATTCGGAAAAGCTCAAAGAAGAACAGGTGAAAAACCTCAGCGAGCTTATCAAAAACCACAAGGACTATGCCGCAAAGATAGAGGAAATAGAAAGCAACCTACAAAAGGACTTGAAGGACATTGAAGGGCGAAGAGCAGAACTTGAAACAGGAGGTGTGGATGTTGAAAGCTTGATTTCGAGCCGTAAGAAGAAAGCAGAAGAAGACAAATCTTCCGTATTGTTGGAACAATTCAAAAAAGAATCCGATTGGGCGAATATCTTCGATGATTTGGGGCGCATGTCTACGAGGACGATAGACGACATGATCGAAAGAATCAATACGTTCTCCCGATCACAAGAGTTGTCTGTGGAAGAGACAAAAGAGCTGATAGAAGCCATGCGCAAACTCAGGGAGGAGTCTTTGGAAAGAAACCCGTGGAAAGGCATCTCCAATGCGTCCAAAGAACTTGCAAAATGGAAGGAACTGCAACATTATCTTGGTAATGCTGAAGAACTTTCATTCTTTGACAAGGAATCAGGAAAAACCGTAAAATACACCCGTGCACAGATTGAAAACGGGATTATCGCCTCACAAGAAGACATGGTGAAGTCTATAGACCATGTAATAGACGGATTAGAGGCCATGAATACAGCCGTATCCTCCGTTTCAGGCATGTTGGAATCTCTGGGAATGGAAGGCGCAAGTGATATTACCAATCTCATGGATGGCATTTTCAGCAGTTCAAACTCAATGGGCGGGAGCTTCCAATCCATAGGCAAACTGTTTGGGGTATCAGATGCCGGAATATTGAAAAACCTTGGGTTCGTAGGCATGGGTATCGGAGCCGTGACGGGAATTATCGGAGGAATTGCCAAACTTCATGACAAGAAACTTGACGATGCAATACAGAAAAGTCAAAGACGCGTAGAGGAATTGCAAACCGCATACGACCAACTTGGGAAAGCCGTGGAGCGTTCTTTCGGTGCAGCCACAGATGCGGCAGAAAGAGCGTTGTCCTCGTATGAACAACTCGCCGAACAAGCCGAACGTGCCGGAAGCAAACTAAGCGCAGCCTATTCGATACCATACGATGTGCTGAAAGACGGAGGACGCAGCATGATGAATGACCTTCTTCCGAAGAGTAAAATGGAAAAATTTATTTGGAACGGAGGAAAATCACACGGCTTCGCGGCTTCACTGAACTTCACAGTGAGCATCGAGAGAGAGGCATACGAAGCCTTAAAAGCAGTGGGGGCCGGAGAAAAAGGTAGTGAAGACAATGTCTACATGGCCCAATATGCAAGCCTCGTAGGTCAACGTCTGGAATTACAGAAACAACTGAGTGCAGAGGAAGATAAAAAGGATTCTGATCCGGCCAAGATACAGGACTACCAAGAGCAAATTGCTGAACTGAACGACCAGATTACTTATTTTGTACAAGACACGGTGGCCTCTCTTTACGAGCTTGATTTACAAGACTGGTCGAAACAGTTGAGCGATGCACTTGTAGATGCCTTCAGAAACGGAGAGGATGCAGTAGAAGCTTTCGAACAGACGGCGAGCGACCTCCTTTCAAGGGTAGCAAGCAACATCCTGCGCATAGGTATCCTTGAACCGGTGATGAAGAAGCTGCAAAAGGCGCTTTTCGGGGAAATGGACGAGAATGGGAATTATCAAGGTGGAATCATCAACCTGAATGATTTGAACGGAACGATGGATGAAGGGATGAAATATCTTTCAGACTGGTTCAATACAGAAGGGAAAAATATTGTGGATGCCATGAACAACGCTTTCCAACTGCTAAATGAAAAGAGCGGTGGCCTTTTAAGCAAAACGGAAAGCGGAGGCAGCATGCGTTCAAGTATCCAAGGCGTGACGGAAGACACAGCCGACTTACTGGCTTCCTATATCAATGCCATGAGAGCCGATTTGAGCGCACAGCGTTCTGTCATAGAGAAATATTGCGGAGAACAGTTCCCCGAAATGACCCATCTGGCAGAAGCACAGTTGCAGCAACTCCAGATTATCGTTAAAAATACGGGAGAGCACACAAGGATAGCATCAGATATCAGAGACATGCTACGCAGTGCCAAACAAAGCAAGTCTTCTGGTTTCTGGATTCATTAAAAAATATCATCATGAACAAACTGAATGAAGAAATAATGTCAGGGGCAAAGGCCTGCGGTATTTGTGAAGAATGGTACAATATGATGAAGGACGCTGACAAGGACGGCCTGCTCGACATGTACAAACGAGGAATAGACTTCGTAATCAAGCATTCATTTCCTGAAAATTCATACCTCCTCTCCCATTCCACAGATGAAATCCGGCACAAACATCTGATATTCATTGACGAGACTGTACCGGAAGGAGGGGAAAACGGGACTTATGTATTCAATGGTACATGCCGAGGACAGATTTCATTCGACCGGTATTCTGCGTCTACACTACATATACGGGACAATAGCCAAGTCGTTATCTCGGCAAAAGGGCTTTCAAAAGTTTTTATAAACGTGTATGACCATTCACGTGTGGAAATCATACAGGAGGATGCTGCTAAAGTATTTGTATACTTTCATGGAGAGACATGCCATATTTCTTCCCATGAAGAAAGCTACGGAAATGTTCTCATCCGCAAGAAATAAACCATATAAAAATATGATTATTTAGAAAATAATATTATATTTGCATTCGTAGAACAATAGTAAATCATTTGAAGGCCACAGAGCCTGCCCCATGGGATAAAACCTTTATGGGGCAGGCTCTGTTTTTCTATTCAGACCATGAGTAAGGCTTACACCATATTGATTCAAAAAGAGAAAGAAGGCGCAGCGGTGAAGGACACGGTAAGGGACTGGAACATCGCCTGCACCGACATACCTTTTCTTCCGGAAAACGAGGCCAAAGAACTCCCGTCACGTGACTGGCCGGATGAGGACGGTGAAGATACGTACCATCCTGAAACCATAAAGATGAAAGCATACGACCTGGATATCTCACTTTGTTACAAAGGAGACCTTGGAAGTGCCTATACCCAAATAGAAGAATTCATGGCATACCTTACCGGGAGGGACGGAGGAGGTACATTTTTCAAAATCTACAGTCCCCATACACTCATCGGAAGAGGCGGTTGTTACATGAAACAATTTGCCCCTGACGACTTCTGGAAGGGAAACGGAGAAGACGTGTTAGAGTTTAAAATCACCGTAAGGGTAACAGAACCTTGCGGTAACATTATTCTATCTGCATGAAATACGAAATATTAGACAAGACAGGTAAAAATAAACGTTGTACGGTAACGAGTTTGGAATACAACGGAGAGTTTATGGGTGAAAGCTATGTACTCTGCAAGGTGGAAAGCGAGGTGCCCATAGATTTTCAAACAGGAGACTATCTGGAATACCGAGGAGAAAAATATGAAATAAACTACGATCCCTCTGTCCTCAAAAAATGCCGTGCAAATTACAACAGAGACGCCTTTACATACGACAGCATCAAACTGAACAGCGCAAGCAATGACTTAGTAAAATGCCTTTTTCTGGACTATGTAAAAGAAGATAACCTTATACATTATTCTTCCCTGCCGAAATTCAGTTTTTTCGCCTCCAACGTGGAAGACCTCGCGGAACGTATACAGGCCAATTTGGACCGTTTATACAGCGGAGACAGAAAGTGGACAGTTAAGGTATCCCCCGGATGCGGAGGAAAGACGGATGTTTATGTTGCGGCAGAACAAATCAACGTGTGGACCGCACTGGGATATTCTTATTCAAAATTCAAGGTGCCTTTCATTATAAAAGGCCGCACCATAACTATCGGTGCTGCATCAGAAACTTTAAACAAGGTTTTCAAGTATGGCAAAAATAACGGACTTTACGAAATAGAGTCCGTAACAGAACAAGATGCGGACATCATCACCAGACTTAAAGTTTATGGAAGCACAAGGAACCTGCCCAACCGGTATTATAATAACCTACGAGAGGCATACGCCATAGTAGAAATCAGCAGAATAGAATATGAGCGTATCGACAACACCCATGCCAAATGCAAGATATTCAGCGACAATGCACCGGAAAAAATCGGTACCTGGAGCGAAGTTCGCATCAATGGAGAAGTGCATAAGGTGGCAAGCCGACAAGAATTCGATGACGATGTGCCCTCTCCTCAAGAGTGTACGTTCATTGAATTATCAAAAGGGAAATACGAACTCTTGTCTGTCCCGGTAACATACGAGGAACACCATAACGGTCTGAACTACGAAATCAAAATGCTTTGGCATGAAGCGACAATCGGTACGGAATGCGAAGTATACGTAGAAGGTATGCTCCGTTCAACTTTCGAGGTAAGAAACAGCAATAACCGCAGCCTATGTTATGACAAGGCATACGCCTACGTACGCGACATACTTTTAATCCCAGCAGAAGAGATACCTGATTTCAATAGTTTCATGTCTTCCGCGAGCTACACGAACCACGGTGACGGAAACCATGAATATGACTTGAAACTGTACCATGAGACGAGCGTGGAATATGAGCTCGTCGAATCTCCCTCTCCTACACGATTTGAAATCTTGTACGCATCGGAAACAAGCAAAATCGGAGAAAGTTTCCTCACCGGAAACCATAACGGTTCATTGCTACCCAATAATATGTATGCCCCCAATCTGATGCTTCCCGATTTTCCTTCTATCACACTCGACCCCTATATAGACAGCGACAACATTGAAAAGTACGGTATACGTGAAGGTTGCGTGTTTTTTGACGGAAGCAATGATGAACTGGAAGAGATATTTCCCTCCATAGAAGGCATGAAAGCGGAAGACCTACGGGATGCGGGTATAGATGTGTCGTTGGCAGAAGACGACAACGGGAATTTGGATGAATTGGCCGATGCCGAAAAAATACAAGACGACGGAGCCATTACGCCGGGAGATATTATCCCCACCTTCACTGTCACGCTGAAAGACGTGGGATTCGACCTCGCCCAAGAGATAGGCGATGATTCTTCCATTAGCATGAAAAGCGGATATTGCAGCGGACGTGAATTTAAAATCAGGAATTGTGTTCCCACAGAAAAGAACGGGGCAAAGTGTTACCTGCTAAGGTGTGAACGCGCGGAAGATGAATCCAATAAATTGTATTATCCTTATAAATCATACCCCCTGCAAGCCGGAGACAAATTTGTAATTTTAGGAATAGACTTGCCAGACGTATACGTAAAGGCTGCTTCACAGAGGTTATTACGGGCAGGAAAAGAATATCTTTCCGAAGTAGACCATATGAAACATACCTATTCCCCCAAAATAGACGAGATTGCGATGGCTCGCCAACACGACGAAGCCATACAATCCGGAGGTATAAGTCTTCACGACACCATCAAGGAGGGCATGCTGATAAGGATTTCCGATGAGGACCTTTTTAATGAAGAGCTACATATCACTATCGACACCCTCACCATAAAGGAAGGGGAAAGCCTGATACCGAGTTACGAAATCACCCTCAAAGAGACCAAGGAGGAAGGCACACTGGAGCGCATGCAAAACAAGATTGACGCTATTGCATCCGGAAACTCCGTAAATCATGCCGGCGGGACGATCGTCAACCTGCAAGGGAATTACCTGAAAAAAGATACGGAAGATGCCGCTACCGCCCTTATCAGCTTCTTGAAAGGCTTATTATACGGGAATTACAAACCAGGAGAAAGCGGAGGTGCACTGAAAGAAGACGGAAGTGCAGAGTTTGATAGTGCCACGATAAGAAAAGGACTGAATATCGGCGAGTTTTCAAGCATAAACCGCATAGGAGACGCTGTTCTCAACTCCATTTCATTGCGCAACCTTTTTCAAATCGGGAATTTCTCATCCGGCGAATCGGGGGGCCAAATCTCGGACAATGGCGCGGCGGAGTTGGCCTCTTTGTTGCTGAGGGGCGCATTGGAGATTGGAAAGTATTCCGCAGGCAAGTCGGGCGCGAAGATTGGCGAGGACGGAGCTGCTGAGCTGCTGAGCGTGTTGGTGCGTGGACTGGTAACGGCAAAGGGCATACAGTCGCCGGGATTCTCGACAGGAGCATTGGGCACGGGGCTGTGCCTGAAAATGGACGAGAACGGGGATTCTTATATTGAGGTGGACCGCATGCTTGTGCGCAAGGTGGCAGAGTTCATCCAGCTTGTGATTCAGGAAATCAAGCACGTGGGCGGGCAAATCGTGCTTACCCCGGCCTCGATGAAGTGCATCCGCGTGGAAGACACTGGAGATTCCTACCGTTGCTATTTCGAGGCGACGGACGGGGAAAAGACGGTGGAGAACCAGTTTGTCTCCGGTGACCAGGCACGCGCCCAGACGTTCAACGTGAAGGAGGGCGTGAACGAGAACGTGAAGAACACTTATTATTGGCGTCTGGTGACGGGCGTGGGGGACAACTACATAGACCTCTCGAAGACGGACTGCGACGCGGGGAGCACGGTACCGGCCGCCGGTGACGAAATCGTCCAGTTGGGAAACCGGAACGACGTGGCCCGACAGGCAGCCATTATCCTTTCGGCTTATGGGAACGATGCCCCTTATTTCAAGATGTACCGGGGCATCAACTCTTACAAACTGGAAGGCAAGGAGTTTGTCAACCTCTCACGGAAGGATGTCATGATTATCTCCGACAATATAAAATTGTCCACCGGCGAGACGGTGAAGGAATACATCAACGGCGCGGTGGGAGACGTACAAAGCAAAGTGGATGAAGTGAGCGGAAAGGTGGAGGACGCGGTGGAGCGTCTGGCGGAGCAGCAGAATTACATCGCCGCCCTACAGAAGACCGCCGGGGACTTGCAGAACCAGATTGACGGCGCGATAGAAAGCTACTTTGAGAAAACCGACCCGACAACCTCCAACTACCCGGCGAACGAGTGGACCACCGAAGAACAGAAACAGGCGCATTCAAACGACACTTATACCAATCTCAGCACGGGCAAGAGCTGGAAATGGGTGAAGGACGGTGACACGTGGAAATGGAACGCCATCACGGACACGGCCACGGAAAAGGCTTTGGCCGCAGCGGCCAAGGCTCAGGATACGGCTGACGGCAAACGCAGGGTATTCGTTAGCCAACCCACCACGGGGCAGGCTTACGACGTGGGCGACCTTTGGGTGAACGCGACTTACGGGGATACGTACAAGAACGACCTGCTGCGTTGCAAAACCGCCAAGAAAGAGAATGAGGCTTTCTCCATCTCGCATTGGGAGCTTGCCTCACGCTATACGGACGACACGAAGGCCAACGAGGCGGCAGAGGCCGCACGGGAGGCTGCGGAGGCCGCGAATGCGGCACAGGAAGCCGCCGACGAAGCCGCCGCCACGGCAGGGGAAGCCAAGACGGAAGCACAAGCCGCCAACACGGAACTGGACAACCTGAAATCCGACGGCACGATAAGCCCGGTGGAGAAAACCGCGCTGAAGCAACAGCATGCCGACATAAAGGCGGAACACGGGCAGATAACGGCGGAGGCCGGAAAGTATTCCATAAGCGTGACGGACTATGAGGCCGCGTACAAGAAGGCCGATTCCGCGCTTACCAAATACACAGCCTCCACTCCCGAATACATCACCGTGGAATCCGACTATTCGGACATCTCCGCCTATTATTCCAAACGGCAGACGATATTGGATACCATCGCCGCAAAGGCCAAGGAAGCATCGGACGCGGCGAAAAAGGCGGCAGACGACGCTGCCGCGAAGGCAGAGGAGGCGGCAGAATCGGCGAGCGAGGCGGCACAAAAGGCCATAGAGGCCAAGACTGCCGCGGACAATGCGGCCAAGGCAGCGAAAAACGCCCAGACCGATGCCGACGAGGCGAACTCCATGCTTTCGGACATCGCCAACGACAACAAACTCACGGCGCAGGAAAAACAGCAGACCAAGAAGGAATGGGACGTGATAGTGTCCGAGAAGCCTAAAAACGACGCTTCGGCCGACAAGTTCGGCGTGTCTAAAACGGCCTACGGCTCCGCTTACACGGCATTAAGCACGTATATAACGCCTCTACTTTCGAACTTAAGTTCTACAAGCAACATCACGGGCACGGAATTCAGGGCGAAGTTCAAGGCTTACTACGACGCTCGCACGGACTTGCTGAACGCCATATCGGCCAAGGCCAAGGAACTGGCCGACAACGCGCAAGAGGCGGCCGACGCGGCGGCGGAGAACGCCTCGCAGGCCATAGAGGACGCGGCGGCGGCGAAGAATGCCGCCGACAAGGCGCAGGCGGACGTGGACGCCGAGAAGGAGCGCATGGACGAATGGGCGGCTGACGGCAAGTTCTCCCCTTCTGAAAAGAAGCAGTTGAAGGAGGAGCTTGCCCGCATCGACGGGGACAAGACGCAGGTCACGGACGGTTACACGAAGTACGGACTTGGCACTCCCACGGCCTATAACACGGCTTACACGAACTACCGGACGGCTATCAACGGCGTGGTGTCTTCCTCTTCGGAGACCGTGGCCATCCCTTCGGACTTCGCCACGAAGCGCACGGCGTACTATACGCAGAAGAGTACTGCCCTGACGGCCATTTCGGACGCGGCAAAGGCGTACGCGGACAAGGTGGTGGCGGGGATTGAAGTCGGGGGGCGGAACTATGCGCATGGGACTGCCAATGAGAAGAAGGTGACTTCGGTGGATTATCAATCAAACGAAACAGTTACGCTCGGGTACACGACGACCGGATTAAAGAAAGGTGACAAGGTTGTGGTATCATTCGACTATGAGGCGAAAGACATTGTTTTTGAGAGCAACTCAAAAATATCTGCACAGTTTAACGAATATTACGCCTACAGTGGATTTGGGCTTGACCTGAAAAGTAATGGGAAAGGACACCGAAAGTCTTCCATCATCACGCTTAATACCCATTACAATTCATCTGACCCCGTTGTCGAGACGGACAAATCAGTCCCTTTTATCCGTTTTGACTATATCAAGATAAACCCCGGCGGTTACTTCCGCGTGTGGAACTTCATGGTCAACAAGGGGACGGTGGAAGCGGACTGGACACCCGCCATAGAGGACGTGAACGGGATGATAGAGGATGCCCAAAAGGCGGCAGATGACGCGGCGGAAGCAGCCAAGAACGCGCAGGCAGACGCAACGAATGCCAACAAGGAGCTGACGAACATCAAGAGCGACAACCTCATATCCCCCATCGAAAAGACAGCCCTGAAACAGCAGCAGGCGGACATCCGTTCGGAATACGGGGAGATTACCGCCAACGCCGCACGCTATGCCGTGTCCACCACGGCTTACAAGTCGGCCTATGACCTTGCCAACGCTGCCCTGACGAAATATACGGCTTCGTCACCGGAATATATCACGGTGGGAAGTGACTACGCGAACATATCGGCCTACTACGATGCGCGGAAGACCATCCTTGACGCGATTGCCGCTGCGGCCAAGAAAGCTGCGGACGATGCGACGAACAAGGCGAATCAGGCTGTGGAGGACGCCGCGCGTGCGGGGCATTACTATCTGGACTTGGACAACGACGGCGGCCCGGTGTCGTGTGACGCCTCGGGGAACGTGACCGGCGGTTTCCCGAGCAGCAAGGCCACGGTATATTATGGCACGGAACCTGATACGGGTTGGGCGTTTACGGGTGCATTCTCCGGATGTTCCGGAAGCGTGAACTCATCGACGGGACAAATCACGGTCACGGGGGTAAGCGCGGATACTGGCACGGTGACAGTCACGGCCAAGAAGAGCGGAAAGACAGACCTATCTGCGGTATTCTCTGTATATAAAGTAAAGGCGGGAGCGGACGGAGCGGACGGCACAAACGGAGTGGGCATCAAGTCCATAACCAACAAGTATGCCGTATCCGCATCGAACACCACCGCGCCGACATCATGGAGCGACACGGTACCTACAATGACCACCACGAACCGTTATCTGTGGAATTATGAAATTGTCACCTATACCAACAGCACGACAAGCGAGACCAAAAAGAGGGTCATTGGTGCATACGGAAATACAGGCAACACGGGCGCCACCGGGGCAACGGGTGTGGGTATAAAGTCCATTACGGAATATTATTTGGCCTCTTCGGCATCGAGTGGAGTGACAACTTCAACGTCAGGATGGACGACTTCGGTGCAGTCCACTTCATCTTCCAAGAAGTACCTTTGGAACTATGAGGTGGTGACTTACACCAATGATACGAAATATACGAGCAGTCCGGTGATTATCGGTACTTATGGGGATAAGGGTGATACTGGTCCACAGGGAGTACAGGGTCCAAAGGGTGCGGACGGGACGCCCCGCTATACTTGGATACGCTATGCTGACAACGCATCGGGTTCGGGCATCAGCAACTCGCCTACGGGAAAAACTTATATCGGGTTTGCTTATAACAAGACCACCGCCACGGAAAGCAACACGCCTTCGGATTATACATGGTCACTTATCAAAGGCGAAAAGGGCGACCAAGGTGTTCCGGGGGCAAAAGGGGCTGACGGGAAGACCACTTACACATGGATAAAGTATTCCGATAACTCGACGGGCAGCGGGATGTATGACACTCCCAAATCCACGACACAGTACATCGGCATAGCAGTAAACAAGACAACGGCCACAGAGAGCAATACTCCATCGGATTACACGTGGTCTAAGTTCAAAGGTGACGACGGTGCGGACGGGAAAGGCATCAAGAGTACCGCCGTGACTTATCAGGTAAGCACATCGGGCACCACGCCGCCCACAGGAACGTGGAACAGTTCTATCCCTTCCGTGGCTGCCAATCAGTACCTTTGGACGCGTACAGTGATAACCTACACGGACAATACCACATCTACATCGTACAGCGTGGGTAAGATGGGGGCTAACGGGGCAAAAGGTGACAAGGGCGATACGGGACCCGCAGGAGCTGACGGTGACGGCATCGTATCGGTATCGAACACTTACCAAATAGGCAGTTCCGGCACGACGGCACCGACAGGAAGCTGGAGCGCAACTGTACCTTCGCCACAGAAAGGTAAATACCTTTGGACGAAAACGGTGACGACTTACAAGAAGAGTGACCCGACAACGGTATATTCCGTGAGTTATTACGGTACGGATGGTACGGCGGCCAAGTATGTGAGGGTTGCGGGCGACCAGGTGTTTATATACACCAACAATTTTTCAGGGAATCCCACTCCTACTTCCATTACGCTGACGGCCACCCTCACGGGGACATCCGGCTACCAGTGGAGCTATAAACAGGCGGGACAGACTTCTTTCACGAACATATCGGGAGCCACTTCGCAGACTTATGCCTTGGCACATAACAATTCGACGGTTTGGGGTAGCGCGAAGTCTGTGACCATACGTTGCACCTCGGGCGGTGTATATGACGAGATGACGATAGCCAAGGTTTCTTCGGGTACCAACGGGACGAATGGCAAGGATGGCACAAATGGCACGAATGGAAAGGACGGTGCCGCCGGTAAGAACGGCGCGGATGCCTACACCATAATTCTGGGCAATGAATCGCATGCCTTCCAAGGGACAACAAGCGCGGCCATCGCTGCATCCACGAAATGCGAGGTTATCGCATACAAGGGTGCCACAAGGGTGGCGGCAACAATCGGTACTATAACCGGAGCACCGTCGGGAATGTCCACGAGCATCTCAAGTAACGGAACCACATCGGCCTCGTTCACGGTGTCCGTCACTTCTTCGTTGACTACCGGACAGGGCGTGCTGACTGTACCTATCACCGTGGACGGGAAGTCTTTCACGAAGAATTTCTCATTTTCCGTGGCTTTCAAGGGCAACACGGGCGCCACCGGGGCAACGGGTCCCAAGGGGGATGCGGCTGTATTCTACATCATAGAGACTGACGTGCGCATCGTAAAGAAGTCTTGGGACAACAAGCTGACCCCGACGTCCGTGACTTGTACGAAATACAAACAGACGGGAAGCAATGCGAGGGCAACAACTACGGAAAAGACATTGAAATACCAGCGTGTGGGCACGGACAGCAGCGTACAGACCGCTGCAAGCGGAAGTTCGGTAACGGTATCCCCTACTTCTACGACGACCTCCATAAAGTTCTGGCTTTATGACGGGAGCACCATCATAGACAGGGACGAAATCCCTGTCGTGGGTGACGCTGTGGATGTTTATGAAAAGGTGCATGCAGAAATAACGGCTGCGGAAGGTGAAATCGGTTTATTGTCTACCAAGGTCACTACCGTGACGGATTCCGTAACGGGTCTTGAAAAGGAAGTGGAGACCAATACCGCCGAAATAAAATCCGCCAAGGGACAGATTTCGAGCACGGCATCGCAAGTGAGTTCTTTGGGCACGAGGGTAAGTACCGTGGAGCAGACGGCCAGCGGCCTCACTACTACGGTGAACGGCCTTAACGGGAAGGTGTCGAAACTGGAACAGACGGATTCGAGCCTGACGAGCAGGATTACCTCGGCGGAGGGAAAGGTGAGCACCATCGAGCAGAAAGTGAGCAGCATTTCACTGAAAGTAGACGGCATAGAGCCTGTGAACCTTTTCAGGGACGGTTCCTTCGAATCCGGGTATAACACTTTCAGAACATCGGGAAGCGGTAAAGACGACGTGGAGGTCGGCATATCGGCCAACGGAAAAGTGGGAAAGAATGCCATGATGGTGAAATGGCCGGGCAAACGCACAACGGTCTACCTTGAACAAAAGCCCTTCGTGAATCCCAATGCTACCTATACCGTCTCGTTCTGGATGTACACCAACGTAGCGACGAATTACCAGGCTTTCGTCGTCAATGCATTAGACAAGAACGACAACAACCTAAGCGTGAACGACTCTACGTTAAACATTGAAATCCCCGGAACCAAGTGGACACAGTTCATCCATAGGTTCACGACCCCGGCCAACACGGAACGCCTTGAATTTTACTTCCGTGCCAGTGCTAATGTAGAGAACGGAACGATTTCATATATTGACGGGTTCATGCTACTGAAGGGGGATTATCTGGACAATATTCCCTCTTATTTCATTCCTAACGACAGTGTGAACGGTGACACCCTTCTTTCTACGGGAATAGACATAGAGAACAAAAAAGTCATTGTGACGAGCGACCAGTTCGTCATACAGAACAATGACGGAGAAGTGACGGCGAGCGTGAATGAGGATGGTGTGCTTTCGGTGGGAAGCGGGGAGTTCTCGGGTTTCATCCGTACCATACCACGTATCATAACGAAGAATACGGGCGATAACGGAGATGTGGAGTTCAAGGACAATTACTACCAAATCAGCTTAAGCAACTTGTACAAAGGAGGCTTCATCTATGTGGACGTGGAATCGAACAGCTATGCCGGTGACGGAATCAAATTACCGTTGGGGCTAAAGTACGCCGGTGCGAGAGTGACTATCGTGAACAAGTATCCGGCCAAACGGCTTATCATAACTACAAGGCATGAGGCTTTGGACCCGGGTTACGGAGATTGGAGCGATGACGAGAACAATGCAATGCGGCTCGGTGGCGTACAGATAAGCCACGTGGAGATGGGAAATGTGAGCACACAAGGAAACAACCGTTTTGTGGAGCTGCTTGCCGTTCCGTATTATCTGGACGAGACAATAGGCAGCGTAAAGTACCAGGGACAGGTGGAATGGGTGGTACTGAACAATCAGGAGTTCACGACGGCCAACAATACGACAGGGGGAAAATATGCGAAATTCAAATAACATTATTCATTTATTAAAAACAAAAGGTTATGGAGATTAAGACAAACAGTACGAGGGTGATTTACAACGGAGAGACCACAACGGCAAATGCCAAGTACAACATCGAGTATGAGACGGACGGTAAGGAACTGAAACGCGTGAACGCCTTGGTGAACAAGGTGGAGGAAGTGGAGCTTCCTATGGAGGAAGGCATGCAGAAGGGCGTGCAGGAAACCCTGTTGGGCAGTATCTATTATGAGAACGGTTATTACACGATGTCGAACTTCCCGGAGAGTGAGGAACTGCCGAAGTACATATCGGATGCCATCCAGATAGTGAAGCAGATAAAAGAAGACGCTTCTGCCTGACTATTGAAACAACGGGTATAAGGCGGCGGTGCCTGCCTTACCCGTTTGCCGGGGTCTTGTCTTGTGGACCGGGGGGCTTTGGCATTAATTAGAAAAATGTATTGTAATGGAGAAAGCTATTATTGATTTTATTGAAAACCACATGATGAACCACATCATACTCATAGCGTTATGCGTGGCGGCCACGATAGGTGCAATGGCCGTGGATTTGGTCTCGGGGGTACAAAAGGCCAAACAACGCGGTGAGGCACGGACTTCTACGGGATATAAGAAGACGGCCACGAAGGCAAAGAAGTATTTCACGCCTTTCCTGACGTTGTGTTTTATCGACATCCTTTGTTGCGTGGTGATTCCCATTCCGGTGTTCTCGATGTTGTGGACGGCTTACTGCATTTTCTGTGAGTTTGTGTCCGTAAGGGAGAAATCATGGCAGAAGGAGGAGCTTCGGAAGGCGGAGAAGACGATGAGAGTAATCATTGACAACAAGGATGAGATAGCCAAGATGGCGGCAGAGCTTCTGTTTCAAAGGGAGAATGAGAATAATACAGTAAAGAAGGAGGAAAAATAAGATGGCACTTAGGAATTTGAATTTCACCCTTCAGGGTGACAGGTATGTGGCGGAAGAGACCGTGAATGCGGACTATGCACTTCATCTGGAAAGGAAGGCGGGCGGCGGGTTTTATATTTTGCAGCGCAGTTCGGACGATGGCATGTTCGTGTCGTGCCCGCTCCCGGCGGGCTTGTACAATCCCGGCCAGTTCATAGACTGGTGTTTCGGCCATGGCGTTTATCCGATGCACATCAGGATTGAGAGCATGACGGAGGTGACGAAGGGCACTATCAGGGAGGCGGAATGATGGAGAGGATGAACTTTTCACGGTTGAATATGACGGGGCTGGGAACAGCCCGCGTCAATTCTTCCGGTATCACGGAGTGCGGGGATTCGTATGAGCTTATTGACAATGCCTTGCTCTTGGAGAATGGGAAGGCTTGGCTTTGGACTGACGGAAGTCCCGTAATGATGGCAGAGGTGACGAGAAGGACAGTTAAGAAACAATTAAAACATAAGTAGTTATGGCAGTAGAAGGAAAAACGATATTACAGACTACGGAACGCACGGAGCTGACGGGGAAAGAAGGTATCCCGTTTCAGGAGGGGACGCAGAACGGGCACATGCTTCTGGAGAAAATCAAGGAATATATTAGTAGTGACGTCTATATTTGCCCCGGTGCTTTTCAAACAACAGAAGGATGGTCTACAACAGACGTAGAATCTATTGTAGGGAATTGGGATGAGTTTACAAAAGCTGTCTTAGGTAGAAAGGCAATTATCACCAGTATTTACTCACAAGATGCAGCCTATACAGGTATAGGCTTAACTGCCCAAGCAATTGAAGGCTACGCTTTATTTATTATGGTACAGGATAAGTATTTTGCATATTTAATTAGTGAAGACTTGGTAATCCTTCTTATTAGTTATACTGTGCTCTTTGCGAATTCTGTTGTAGATAATTTGAATAGTTTAGAAACTAAGCAGCCTCTCTCTGCCAACCAAGGTAGGATTCTTAATGAAAATATTTCGGAAATCTCAAATCCTGCCTCTGCGGAAAAGGATGGATTAATGTCGAAAGAGGACAAGGAAGCCTTTGACAATATGAAAGACGGCGGTGCCATCGAATATAAGGAGATTTCCGGGCAGACGGTGGATGCCGATGACCTTATCGTGCCGAAACTCACTGTAAGATACCTGAACAAGAACGCCTCCACAGCGGGAAACATATCGAATATACCGGCAAAGGGAGGCTTCGTTTTGGAATCAATGTGCGTGAGGTATGTGGATAAGGATAATTGCGGGTATATTCAAAGATGGGTTTCCCAAGCTACTGATGACAATCTCCTTCCATACTCTTATATAAGACAGTATGCAGATGGAGAATGGACCGAATGGCGTAAAGAAGTAGATACGTACATCTCTGTCAATGAACCTTTTCAAAAAGTGGGATTATATTTCAACACGTCTGGATTCCAAGTGGGAAACGTATCCAATTCTTCGGTAGTAAAAAATGGGTCTTTTGTCATTTCAATGGGTTATACAGCACTACACCTGACAGGAATTAAAAACAGTACCACTTATAAGGTTGTGTCGAATGCTTCAGTGGGATATTGGATGATGAAGACCTGCCCGCAACAATTCTTCCATGCCGGAAAGGTCGCAGTAAGTGAAGATAAAACAAGCGAATCGGCTGAGACAAAAAAACAATACGTGGCCGAAGTGGTATCCGTGAATGCGGAAGAAGAGACCGTGACGTTCTCAAAGACTCTAAACCCTTATACGGATTTCAATGATTATTCCGCGAAATTTTATGCTTATGTGGATAAAGCCTCATTTTCACTTGAGGCTGGAACCACATTCAATTATTCCATATCGGGCACGGAATGTGTGGCAGGCGGGGACGAATCCGGAAATTGCGTGGCTATTGGAGCCCGTTGCGTGTCCATCGAGGACAATTCAGTTGCACTCTGTTGGCAGACTGTAGCATTAAACTTCGCCGAGACGGCATTGGGGATATCCAACAAGTCGCACAAAGGGGATTCTGCGGACAAGCAGACATTGTTTTCCATCGGCAACGGGACGCAGTATTTCAACGATTGGGGGACGGCAAAACAGAAGAACGCCATGGAGGTGATGAAGAACGGTGACGTGTACATCGAAGGTGTCGGTGGATATGACGGAATCAACGATGGTTTCACAGCCCAATCCGTGCAGGACGTAATCTCCGGTTTGCTGTCGGAGGTTTCGGCATTAAAGGAGGAAATAGAAGCACTAAAGGGAAGCGGGGCATGAAAAAAGGGAGGCCGCCGCCTCCCTACACATTAACCTTAATCTTAATACTTTATGAAAACATATTAATTACATAAGCGTCCCTCGCGGGAGGCAGAAGCAAAGTTAAACAAAAAAGTGGAGATATGAAAGCAAGTAATTCATTGATCGAGGCGATAAAGAGGTTCGAGGGATTCCGGGGAACGGCTTACCGTTGCCCGGCGGGGGTGTGGACGATAGGCTACGGACATACGGCGGGCGTAAAGCGTGGCGACAGGATGACGGAGGGCGAGGCGGAACGGCAGCTCAGGCGTGACTTGGCGGAATATGAGGCATTCGTGGACAAACTGGGCGTGACAGAGAGGCAGAACAAGTTTGACGCGTTGGTGGATTTCGCGTATAACCTTGGGTGCGATGCGTTGGCCGGTTCCACACTTTTGAAGAAAATACGGGCTTGCGCGCCGGATGCGGAGGTGCGTGGGGAGTTCATGAAGTGGGTGTATGCGACTGTGGCCGGGAAGAAGCGGAAGCTGGAGGGACTGGTGAAGCGCAGGAAATGGGAGGCTGACAGGTTCTTTAATATCGCGTGAGGAAAAGGATGAGGTATGAATGGGGAAAAGGATGAGGAATACTGGCCGATGCTTGACGATGGCGGAGGAGACGACGGGAAGGGTTTGCCGCCTTGGTTGGTTTTCCTCGTGTTGGCCGTGGGTGTCTGGATGCTGGCGCGGGCATTGGCGATGTGAAATGAATGATTATTAACCCGGTGGCGGGGAAGCGGTCTTTGACTTGGTGGGATTGCAGTTAATGAAGATAAATAAGGCTTAACAAGCTTGGAAAAATGGACAAATTACTCTACTTTTGTTCCATTCAAATGTTAAAATATGAAAGATAATGCACTTTCTGTGGCTAATTATTTCATTGATTTAGCGAAAAAGGAGAATAAGAATCTAACACAATTAGGTTTGATGAAACGTGTCTATATAGCTCATGGATTCTCTTTGGCGATAAACAAGGAATCTTTGCTTGACAAACGTTTTGACAAGGTGGAAGCATGGAAATACGGGCCTGTAATTCCATCTGTTTACCATTCTTTCAAGCAATACAAGGCCGACCCGATAACAGAAAAGGCCGTTGTGATGGATTGGGACGAGAATAATTGTACGATTTCATTTCCGGAGCCAGTGTTGGAGGGTGACAAGGCAAAGAAAATTGTTGAGATGGTATGGAAGCGTTACCGTGATTTTACGGATGCTGAAATGGTAACTTTGACGCACCGAAAAGGTACGCCATGGTCTGTTTGTTATGTACCGGAACAAAATGTTCCTATTCCGGATGAAGTAACAGCCCTGTATTATGAAAAGCTTGTTGAAACGGTATTAAAGTCGCACAAGTCATGAAAGGAAAGTTTGAAGACCTTATGCGAATCCTTTCTGATGAAGGCAAGGACAAGGAGGAATCCGAAGAATCACAGGTGAATTTGTTTGAACAAAAATCCAATGAACTGACAATAGATTACCTGCGTGCACAGATGGACCGCCAAAGGGAGGAAATAGAGGGACTTAAACAAGACCGTGAGCAACGGAAAATATTCAGTTACGTGATATTTGGATTCATGTGCATATATATGTTGATTTCTCTCGCTCTTGTGTTCTTGGACGGATACGGGATAATATTCTTGTCAGACAAGGTACTTATAACCTTACTTACCACATCGTTGGCCAATGTGATAGGGATATTCAATTTTGTTGCAAAATATTTGTTTCATCCTAAAAAATGAAAATAGTCCCTTGCATCAGGGGAATAGTAGTCAAGCCATACGAAACCATTTCGTTAACCAAGCGGCAATCCCACATAAACAAGTCGGGGTTGCCGCTTTTTCGTTGCCACAAAAAGAAGTAGGAATGAATAGATTTTTTAAAGTGTTCTGGCCTTGGCTGATGGTGCCGGTGTTCTGGCTCGTGGTCGGCCTGTTATTGTTTGCCATGTGTGGATGTGCACGGGTACAATATATTCCGGTGGAAACGGTCAGGGTGGACAGCGTGTATGGTGTACGTTGGTTTTCGGATAGTACTTTCCTCAAAGATTCTATTTACATAGAGTTGAGGGCGGAGAGGGACACAGTGTATAGGACAGAATATAGGTATCGGACACATTGGAGGGACCGCGTGGTGCATGACACATTGGAGACGGTCAGGGTGGACAGTGTATCAGTACCGGTTCCGGTGGAACGTAAGCTTTCGCGGTGGGAGGAAACCAAGCTGCATTACGGAGGATTTGCGCTTCTGGCTGTGGTTGTTTGTATCCTTATCGGATTCGGAAGGTTGGTGTACAGGCTGAAAAAGTAACGTTTACTCCTTCGGGGACGGGAGTATAAAAAAAGCCCCCAACGTTCCTTGCATTACCACATGACAAGACGCGAAAATAGCTCGCGCGTTGAGGGCTTTATGTCTTCATCGCGAGCTATTGTTGTATATAAACGCCTTGTCATGTGGTTTGACAAAGGTATGAATAAAAATTGAATATTGTATGTGTAAGGCAGATATTTTTAATGAGATTATTCAGGTTGTCAGCAGGGAAACGGAGATTGCACCCAAAGTCATATTGTCGGGAAGCAAGGAGGCGGAGGTCGTCGATGCGCGTTACTTGCTTGTGTATTTCCTTTTTAAGGAGGGCTTCTACCCTTCCCAGATTGCATCATTGGTCGGCAAGACGAAACGGGCGGTAAACTATATGCTGTCTAACTTTTCTTCACGTGTGAGGTGTGGGAAAATGATGGGAATATATCGGGAAAGAATCGGGAATGAGTTGGGAAAGAATTGATTTTGAGTGACATAATGTATTTGTAGTTTTGCAGGGTCAGGATATGCCTGACCTTGTAACTATTAATTAAAAATACATTATGGAGAGAACTTATGTTTTTAATCAGGAGCCTTCGAGCGGCGGGGGCAACAAGTTTGACATCATGGCCATGCTTCCTAACCTGATGGGCGGCAAGGGAGTGGATCCTAACCTGATGGCGCTCCTTTCTCAGGGACGCAACAACCAGGACCAATGGGGAGGCTCATGGTGGTTTATCTGGATTATCCTGCTTTGGTTCTGCTGGGGCGGTAACGGATTCGGTTTCGGAGGACGTAACGGAGGAGGATTACCTGCTGAATTGAACGGTGATGTGGGTCGTGAATACCTGATGAGCGCCATTCAGGGTAACGGCAATGCCATTAACCAGCTCGCTTCTTCTTTGAACTGTTCCACACAACAGTTGCAGACGGCTTTGTGCAACATCCAAGGCTTGATTCAGGGTGTAGGGAACCAGGTGGGCATGTCCACGCAGCAAATCATCAACGCTTTCCAGAGCGGAAACCAAGCCATTCTCACTCAGATTGCCGACTGCTGCTGCAAGACGCAGACAGCTATTGAACGTCAGGGATATGAGAACCGTTTGGCAAATTGCGAAAGCATGAATACGCTCACCCGTACTATGGAGGGTAACACTCGCTCTTTGGCTGATGCTTACCGTGACGGTTTTAATACGCTTGTCGCCAAAATGGATGCGGCAGAGGCGCGTCGTCAGCAAGAGGCTTTGGCAGCCAAGGATGCGGAGATTTCCACATTGAAGGGTGAGATTTCACAACGTAACCAGAACGCTACCATCCTGAATGCCGTAGGACAGCAGATTGCGCCTTTGGCGGCAGGCTTGCAGGCTTTGCAGGGGGATGTGGATGGTATCAAGTGTAAGATGCCTCCCACAGTAGCGGTACCGTACCCGCAGTTGCAGGTATATAACCCGGAAACTTTCCGTGCGGCAGCTTTCGGTGCATACGCCGGAGACATGGCTTATGGCCGTAGCGGTTACGGTTGCGGATGTGGTAACAACTACTGGGGTTAATTCCGGTAAGAAAGGAGGTAGCTATGTGGCCTAACTTTTTTACAGGACTTCCCTTTCCGTTCCCGTCACTGGGCAGGGTGAATTTCAACACCCTCCCGACGGTGGCGGTCACGGTGGGCACGGAGAATGTGACGCTGGAGCTTCCCAACCATGCGTTCCGTAACAGGGACTATGTGGGGGGATTCTACATCAACCTCCGTCAGGCGATACCGGCCGGTACGACGGGCACGCTCCCCATACTGATAGGGACAAACGGTGACACCCGTCCGCTTATGGCTTACGGGGGTGAGCCGGTGACGGTGGCCAACCTTGCGGGAACGGGCATTTATGAAATCCATTATAACAAGTACACGAATGAGTTGTTCCTTGTCAATGGAGGATACAGGCCTACGACCGCCACGGCGGCACAGGCAAACGTGAGAACGGCTCCGGCTGGAGTGAACAAGTAATTAACCGGGGCATCGCAGGTTGCGGTGTCCCTATTTAAACAACAACAATCATGTTTCAGAATTTAAGGGCAAACAATCAGTTATTCATCCTTCATAAGGAAGCCAAGCATTATGTGGAGATAGGTTCGGTGGTGAGCGTGTCGGCTCCCAAGCCCAAATATCCCATGACACAGCCTTTCCCGTCACCGCAGATAGAAATGGTGGTGGACGTGGTGGCCAGTATCAACGGGCAGAATACGACGTTCCAGAACCTTCCGGCAGGCGGTGACATCGCGGACTTCGGACAGAACGGGAATATCGTGGTCTCATGTTCGCGGGATGCGATGAACAATGAAATCTCGATGATAAAACAGAAGAGTAGCGAGATTGTCAACAGCCGGGATTACCATCTTAATGTGATAACCGCATGCGATGAGATGCTGACCATGCTCAACCCTGAATTTGCGGAGAAACAAAGGCAGGAACAGGAGATTTCAAGCTTGAAAAGCCAGATGGCCGACATGAGCAAGAACATGTCCGACCTTATGGCATTGAACCGGCAGCTTATGGAACAGTTTGGCCTGAATGCTGAAACATCTAAAACCAAGAAATAATTATGGGAATGTGGAGTATTTTGGAAGAAGGGCGTGACGATTACGGACGCGGCTTCGGAATGAGAGGCGGCAGTGAACTGGAGGAGGCTTACAGGGAAGGTTGCCGGCATGGTTATGAAAAGGCCATGAGAGAGATGCACGGAGGAATGGGGTTCCGTGGTGAAGGCGGTTACAACGGTGGAGGAAGTTATTCCGACATGGGAGAACGCCGTATGCCGGGCTACTTTCCTGAGTATCCCCGAATGGATGAGATGGGCGAACGTCGGCGCAGACGTGCCAACGGGGAGTTTTATTAACATGGGAGGGGTGGAATGCCCCTCTTTCACTAAATCATAAATGGGTTATGGGACAAAGATTGGATACATACGACAGGCTTCCGTCAGGAATGAAAGAGTATCTTTCACAGTACGGGTGGCATTTCTCAAAAAAGATGTGCGAGTGGGCCGTATCGAAAATGAGGGTGTCGGATGATTCTTCATCTGCCGCATCTACAGGTAAGACACGTAAGCTGGAGGCAATGAAGAAGGATGAAGTCGAGGAACTTTTGAAGAAATACGGTATCAAACTGGAGAAGGATGCCGGATACGACTGCGTGTACGTGGCCAACATGGCGAAGGCGGATTATTACAAGAGCTCGATTGCCGACGAATCACATCTTGCGTTGTTCGTCAAGGATTATATTGATGATCCGGACGGATATGAGGGGTTGCCTTTCACGAGGTTTTACGCGGATTGCATCGGAAGCGGTACACCGATTATGTGGTCGGATATGTTATGATAGTGCAGGATTTCTACATACCGGAATATGACTGGAAGGTTCGGGTTTACTATGCCGTGACGACGTACTGGAAGTATGAGATTCTTCATGAGTTGAAAAGGATAGGATGCCGGGGTGGACAGCTTGAAAGGGCTGCCCGGAGCCTTTCTGAGGGCAATCCGGACACGGGGCTTACGTATTCTGACTTTTACGGGAGAGAGACGCTGGTGGTGATTTCGCTTACGTCCACCCCTGAGCAGTTCCAGAACTCATGGGACCATGAGAAGGGGCATTTGTGCCGGCATATCTCACAGGCGTTCGGGATTGACCCGTATGGGGAGGAGGCGCAGTACCTTAGCGGGTATGTGGGCCAGAAAATGTTTCCGGTGGCGAAGAAATTCCTTTGTGAACATTGCAGAAATAATTTAATAAAGAATCATGGATAAATTAAACATAAGAATTGAAGCAGCCCGTCTTGCCGTAGAAAGTGGCGCAGATAAAGAAACTTTTGATGAAATGGCAAAGGTTATTGAGAAATATATCATTGGAACATTGGATTTATCGGAATATGACAATCCGAATGCGACAATGGAGAAGGCTATGGATCTTTTTAAAATGAACCGTCATGAAGAAGAAAAAGCTTCCGATTTGGGAAAAACGGATGAAGTACGGATACAATGACAATTCTTTCTCCTGGATTTGGATATATTTGCTCACTTTAATATTCAATAGAACATGGAAGTAATGAAGGTATTGAAAGCCGTGTGCAGCGGCAAGAGCCGGGAGGATGTATATAGTATGCTTTCTGCGGATGAGAAGAGAATATTGAATGACATTGCTGCCCGTCATGGTGTGAGCCGGGGAATGCGAAGAAAACTTGAACGTGATGCGAGGAAGGGAAGACATTGATGAGCTGATTGACAGAACCGACAATATCCCGTATATGGATTATTGCCGGTTGCTGTCGGTACTGTATTGGAATTTGTGAGGACCAATACTATTGTTCATTTTATCAATCCATAAATTTTCAGCCATGACAGAATCTTATTGTAGATGAACTCCACATCATTACGGAAGTTCATATAGTTGTACTGATAAAGAAAGACAAGATCCGCACTATTATTAGAAATTGTGCTTTTAGCCTGAATGCCTAACACTTTGGATAACTCGTTACGCAACCCGGAAGCCATCTTATCGCCTGCCAAAGAGGATGGAGAGTAAAGATATAATATAATGAAGATGAACTTTTTCCGTTGCATTACTGTACTTATGCCTTCATCGGACTTTTTGCAAATGATATTGGTGAACGTTTTATAAATTAGGGGAATAAGCTTCTTGTCTGATAGTATCGGTTTTATTAAGATATTTTCTTCTTTGGACAAATCCGATTTTACGCTTCTGATTTTCCTAATGCGTTTGATTTTATCAAAATCCAGTTCCATGACACGATTATTTAATTAGAAATCCGTATATTTGTACCTAAATAATCGTTGGGGGCTGCTTGGTCGTGCGGGCTGGCTCCCTTTTTATTTTCCATTTGTCTCCCGTCCCCACAGCATTGCATTGTAAAGTGAGGTGGCATAGAGTTTCACTTCCCAATTTTTGGTAAGATATTCGTTACCAAGGGCTGCAAGACTGGCTTTGTACCAGAGGTATTTATTTCTTTCAAGTTTCATATATTCCTTTATTTGTCCGGTTCAATAAATTCGACATCGTAGAGTTCACAAAGTTGCTCGAATGTAGCTTCCTCTAAATCATGGTCGAAGATGTGGAAACACCCAAAGTTGTAGTCGAAGTTCTGACCGTCACAGAATGTTTGCTTTTTCGCGAGCGCACATTCTTTGCTTTCCAAAGAGAAGCATACGATTTCGTTTCCTTCATCAAGGAGTTGTTTAAGCCAGGAATAGTCCCGGCTGGTTTTGTAGGGTATTCTTGCTTTTTCCATGAACAAATTGATTTGCATTCAAAAAATTATAAGTCATATCCTTCAAACAGCATCTGCTTACCATAAATCCTTGCGGCTTCGTGCTCCAACATACACCCTTTGCTGTATTGCCAGTCTTTGCAGAAGTACACGGCATCGCACTCCAGCAGGGCTTGTATATCACGTCCCATGTGTTCCGCGTAGGTGGCATCAGGGTCAGGCGACACATCTAGCGGAGAGACAGGGATATACCCTTTGTTTTCCAGTACGGATGAAACGAATATGCTCTTGGCTTCAACTTCATCAATGTCGCACCCGGTGATAGGTAGACTGATATATACTTTCTTTTTACTCATATTTTATTTACTGTTTTAGTTCTGCCACCAGAGCATCGGCACAAGCAGCCGCAAATCGAGCAACAGCTATAGGTATTGTATGTTTCTCGTTCTCTTTATATGTTGCTTCGGAACAAGCATAACCAACTTCATCTTCATCGCTTAGTATTCTTTGCATGGCCGCTATGGCCGCCTGTATGCGGACTTGATTCCAGTCGATGGTGTCTTCGCCATTGGTTTGTAAAAATTCAAGTTCCGACAGGGAATAGTAAATTCCACTGCAATCATCGCTTATATATGTTCGTTCGATACCGTTTTTACTAATCACGCGTTCTCTCGTTTCGTGGACATTCACTATATGCCCGTTTGATTTTATTCTTGCTTTCATATCCATTTTACTAATTCAAACTCATATACCCACACATAAGGATTGCTTTCCCATGTGCCTTTGCCGCTTATCTTGTCTATCAAAGCAGCGTAGGCTTCACGGGGTGTATCAAATAATTCCCCTGTTGAACACCAAGAAAAACCTTCTTGCTCATAGTAATTAATCCCCTCTGCCATACAATCAACATCAGATATATCTTGCAATCTCTGTATTCTTACTTTGTTGATGCGGATGCGGTGAAGCATATAATCTGCCCTGACAAACATCTTGTTGTTCCAACCTGCAAGTTTTGTTGGTTCAACACCTTCAAACTCCAGACAATCGTCCCATAAAGCTCCATAAGACATGTCTTTATAGCTTCGTGCAATGGCAACGATTTTCCCCTCCTTATAATGGCAATACTTGGATTTTCGTATATCAATAAAATCCCCATCGCTGTTTTCGTACACTAAAGTATCTTCCCTCTCATCCCAAACTAATGAGAAAAATTCCTTAGATATAATTCTTCTTGTCTGCGTCTTTCTTCCTTCCAATACAGCTTGTGTCAAGCCGTATTTGTCATTAAACATTATCTTTATCATTTTCAATACTTTTTATTTCCTTGTTTGGTAACAAATCTTCAATGTATGCCCAACGTTTCGGTTGTATTTTATTTATTCCGTCCATAAATGAGAATCCGCCGCTGTGATAAAATTGACTGAGGAGAAAAAAACTACTACCTCCCGATTTTACCTCCACGAGGCATTGGGCGTTCCTGTCTTTGGGTCGTTCGCTTGCGTCGTGCCACACGGAGTTGATGTACCAGTTGGCACCATCAGCAAAAGCACGTTTTACATCTCTAACTTCTGCATAATCGCTTTCCTCTGCTTGGGCGGTATATATTGCCGCTGCTTTTTCAATCTGTTCTTTTGTCATATTAATCTCCTTTCTCCTTAATTCGTTCCAAAACATCCCTATTAGCTTCTAATATTTCATCAAAAGAAGGAATAGGTTGCCAGCATATAACTTTAATATCTCGCCTTGTAAGTTCCTTTCCCGGATAGGATTCCCCATTATCACTAACCCACACGCCATTTTTATATGTAAATGTATCTATATATCTGCGTGATTGTGCCTCCCTATCATAATATTTATAGTAAAACAAGAATCCTACTAAAATACGCTGTCCTTCTTCCGGCAAACGTTCTTCTACACTTACCCACGAAAAATATTTTTTCATCCATTCTGCACCAGCTTTGAAAATATCCGCACCAAATTCAGAAAGTGCATGTTCTCTCCCTGCCTCATAATTATCTTCTTCGTTATTAATTATGGTATAATCTATATGGTAATCTAAAAGGTTCTCAATATAGATTTTTCCCGCTTTTTCAATATCTTCTATTTTCATTGTTTTATCCTTTCATGCGTCCTAAAAAGCACAGTTCTAATACATCGTGTTGCCGACCTATAACAGCAAACTCCAACATATCATTATCATCCGCAAGGTCGTTTATTCTCAATAGCGAATAATAGCCCCCATAGGGGCTTACATATTTTTCTTGTGAAATATCATCCATAATACGTTTATTATCTTGTTTGCCAAAATAGGAATTAAGGCTTTTCAAAATATGCTCCGTCACGTACTCCGGACTACACATGGCTATTTCTTGTCTTCTTAATGCGTACTTCATAATTCAAATAGTTCTTTTTGTTTATATACATTGCCGTTTTTCAGTCTCACTTCGCCCAAACACTCTTCCCGAAAGCGTTTTTCCTGCGCATCGAAATATTCTTTGTCTATCTCGGTTCCCCAAAAATCAAAGCCCATTTTGTAAGCGGCTATCCGGCTGCTCCCGCTACCCAAATGAGTGTCAAGGAGCCTATTACCGGAACGAACGAACTTTTTCAGCAAGAAGTGATATAATGCAACTGGCTTCTGTGTAGGATGAATCTTTGTTTCTTTGTTAGCTCCACCGGTATTGGATAGACGGATGAGGGAAGCCGGACAATCGAAAGATGTCCATGCCAATTCAACTTGGGAGAAGTTTTCCCACGGTTGCATCTTATCCCAACAGACAATTCCACGGCTCGGTGGTAAATTGAAGTAATTGCCTCCCCATATTATCTGGTTCCGGCTGACCCTGAACAATTCGTCAAAATACTCTTTGGAAGGGGGAGAAAAATCCCAATCACATGACATCATGTTTAATGCCCGGCTTTTTAACTTTCCGGCACCCCTATTCAAACGTCCCTTCTTCAATCCCTGCGCAACGCTTTCACCATTATAACCTCCATGTTTACGGTTCATGTTGGTACCCATATTCATATTCGGGGCATTAATCCCATAAGGAGGATCAACGATGGCCAGGTCAAAGAACTTGTCAGGAATAGATTTCATGTATTCCATGCAGTCCGTGTTATATACTTCACTTATTGGCATAATTCTATTGCTTTAAATATCTCATAGGCTACCTGCGGAACTATTGCGTTTCCGTAGGCTTTCACGGATTCTTGCCTCCATTTAGAAAAGGTAATACCGTCCAATCTACCGGAAATCCCATCATCTCCGATACAAATCGGGGATTGAGTTGGGAAGTTTTGCCACGTTGTGCGTATACATCCGAAAGATTGTTTGTTAAATGATTCCTTTTTCGTCTCTGAATGCTTTCCATAGATGCGCTCCCCTTGTAATCCCTTGCTGTTGGTGTCGGTAACATCCCGTGAAAATCCATCCAATCCGTTAAACCGTTCGCACCGGCCTCCCCTTTGTCCCGACATCGCAGCCCTTTCGCGCCTCTCTTTTTCAATTCTGCAACTCGTTCCGCATGATGTATATCGGTCGCCATCGGTGTGGGAAGAAGTTCCAACGGCATAAATTCCGTTTTCCCCTGTGAATTGCATCGTTTCAGTCCCTGCGTTTGTACGGTGGGCAATAAACCAAATTCTATCCCTTCTGTGCGGCGCTCCGACGGCACAAGCCGGAATAAGTAACGGTTGGACGGCGTATCCTTCACGTTCAAGGTCTCGACAAATGGTTTCGATAACATATTCTTGTCGGTGCAATACTCTTTTTCGGTAATCCTCTCCGAATAGAGAGGCCTGACCTCCCACTTCAACCTCCGCACCGGGCTGTACCATCGTGAGGATTCCAGCAACATTCTCACCAACGACCCAAGTTGGCCGGATTTCCCGTATAACCCGGAGCATTTGAGGCCAGAGGTAACGGTTATCATCCGCTCCTTTTCTTTGTCCGGCCAAGCTGAAAGGCTGGCAAGGGAATCCTCCGGAAAGCACATCGATTTTCCCCCGCCATTCCTTAAATATTTGTTTTGTAATATCTCCATAATGCACACTATTAGGGAAATGATACTCTAAAACCTTACGGCAAAAAGCATCTATTTCGCAATCAAAAATATTAATCCATCCCAATAAGGCGGCAGCATAATCAAAACCACCAATTCCACTAAATAAACTTGCATGTGTCAAGTGCCTATCCATCGATTCCAAACTTAATCTTAATCAGATTGATGATGGCTTTATATTGCTTTTCATAGATTGTACCGGCATGTGTCTCTTTCACTTTCCTTTCAAACTCTTCGATGCTCCCACGGAAACAGCCACACCTTATTTCGACTTTATTTTCATTTGTCATATAAGCATGCGTATGTCGGTTGCATGAACCGAAACAATCAAAGCCACAATGCATATGGTCATTCTCAACCCGAGCATCGCCGGACACCCAAGCATCGCCGGACACCCGAGCATCGCCGTACACCCAAGCATCGCCGTACACCCAAGCATCGCCGGACTGAGAAAGGTTCTCTTCTTTTTCCACATACCCACCTAAATCACCCTCATTAGCATTTTTGAAGGCTTTGGTACACTTGATTTGGAACAGTTTGATTCCAAGGGCATTTATCACAAAGTTGTCTGTTAATTCAAATTTCTTTTCCATCACTGTTTCTGTTTTTCGTCTAAAAAATCAAAAGCATCGTCCACTTCAAGCCTAAGCCCAAGTTTAGAAGGAAAGGACTTGATGTAGTTGTAGAATCTGAATGCAAGCTCATCATCGTCACCGCACCTGTCTATCAGCGTAAGAAGGAGTGCATTCGTAATGTCGGCATCATGCCCGAAATTTTCCTGGGTTGAAGATTCCAAATGGGCAATATCCCGTTTTATGCACCTGATGGCATGAATGGCGGTGTTATAATTCCGCTTCACATCGTGACGCAGGGCGCAACCTTGCTTCTTGAATGCTTCCTGCATATCCATGAGGTTGGTTTCCAATACATCGGTCAGTACGTACACGATGTTGGTCAGTGTATTTAAGTTGTCTGTTCCTTGTTGCATGTCAAAATAATGTTTTTTTGGGGATTTTGGATAATAAGCGGATGCTTGGGCTAATAGCTTTCACCGCTTGACGTGGATGCGGTGAGGGGGATGAAATAACGGCATGAGGCATCCTTCGGGCGGACTTCCTTGTAATCCCCGTGGCGGCCTTTCACGTGCCAACAGCGGCATTTGTACTCCCCTGCGGAATAATGCACGCATTCGTTGCAATGGCAAGAGGGGTCATAGGGGCCATAGTAACTGGGCTTTTCTTTCTCCCGTGGTTCGTGCAACGTTTCATCCCGCTTGACGGCCTTCTCCGGTTTCCGGTTGGCTGGATTCCTTTTCTTTGGCGGGGGAGTACGGCGTTTAAGACCGATCGAGCTTGCCTTTTGGTATATCCCTTGCAACGTGTGCTTGGACAGCCATGCGGAAATCTCGCGTACCGGCATGGTACCGTAATGCGCCTGAAGGAACTCCAGTTCCGCAGGTGTCCATTGGTTTTCTGAATAGTTCATGTTAAAACGATTTTTTGAACCTGATTTGTATGAATCCCCTCCGTTCCACCTCGCGGAGCAATTCCATATCCTCATCCCGTATTTCGACCTGCGTTTCCTTGTTGACGGTCATGCCCCAAGGGATGCCGAAACGCTTCCTGATGCGGGCGCGTATGGATTCGTCTTTCGTTACCCAGTAAATAGTCAGTTTCATGGTGGAGTGAGTTGTCTGAGGGCTTCTTTGTCGCCCATGGAGGCACGCTTTTTCAGTTCCAAGTATTCTACATAGGAAATACGATTGTTCCCACGCTCCTGAATCTCCCTTTCCCGTTGGACTCTGTACTGTTCCCTTTCATAGCGATCCATGTCTTGCCGTCTTTCACGAACATATTGCATCAAGGCGTTGGTTATTTTCATCGGGTCAATCGTTCCGTAGAACGTGCCGTAATATCCCATTTTAAACCGACCGATAAAGAACAGTATTTCAGCGGAGTTAAGGTAGTAGTATTCGGAAAGTACCAGATTTGCAAGTTCGTAAATCTGACCGTTGCTGATTTTTGATTTCACCTCTGCAAAATCGTTAAGACTTCCGAATTGTATAACCAACCATTCAACAGGTGTTTCGTCACCATAAGTGGAAGAAAGTAGTCCCAATGAGGGGATATTATGATTTATAGCCAGTCCTGCGTGTGTAGCTCCGACTAACAACAACTTTCCTTGCAAATCCTGATTGTAATCCATCATAAAAATTTCGGGAGTAGGGTATTTAATCAATAATGCCCTCTGCTTGCAGTTCAGCTCGCTTTTTTGCGGCAGCTTCCTGCACTCTTGTTGCGACTGCAACAGCCGAATTAAGTTTTCGCTGCTGGCTATCTCGTTCATTTTGGTTAGTCCTGTTTCCATTGTAATTTCCTTCTAAAATTTTGATGAAATTTGTCGGTCTGAATATCCAATCAAAGTCACACGACCAGTTCTTATCGTTATGCCCCATAAGAAAGGCTGATTGAAGTACGTTTTGAAATACGGTCATTATTGCATTTTTTCCGTGTTCTGACGCTCTTGCTTTTACTGCTTTCTTCCTTTTGTCGGTCATGGAAGTCACTTTAGGCAATTTCCCCTCAAACATTTTATTGAATGTTGCCATAAGGGCGTTATAGTCAATCCTCTCTTCATGGGGTAAAGAATGTCCGTCGTCCCCTTGGGGGACTTCAGGGGGTATATCTTCCTCTCCTTTTCCTCTTCCTATTATAAGCACTGATTGTTCCGTGAATGGTACGGTATTGTTCCGTGATTGTTCCGTGATTAATACGTGAATATCATCTTTATTGCTATCAATCAATAGTTTAGGTATGTTCAAATCCTCGTGATTCGGCTTGTTGATTACTTGATGCCGAGTGAAATTAGGCAGATATATGAATCTTTCTTCCTTATAAGAAAGCAGACATATAAATCCATTTGTCACAAGCTCGTTCATCCATTTTTCAAACTGTTGCACTTGGATTTGGTCATACGGAAATATTTTTGATTTCAGCCAGATGGTATCACCTATCACCACGCCTATATCATCAGAAAAACTCCATAACCCCATGTACAGAAGCCTTGCATCCCTGCTTATACGACCTATTTTTGTATCATCCCAAAATTTAGGTTTGATAGTGCGTATTCGTGCCATGTTTGTTCATATTTAATAACATATTAGAATCTTACATTGGTTAATTGTCTGTTATTGGAATACACAGCCCATTTACCATTACCACCATCTACCAAGCGTAAATCCTTGACTTCGCCGAAACGCTTAATATTTCCGCAGAGGTCAACAACCCATCCTGCTTCTTTATTTGGGTGGGGACGGATGGCACGACCGACTATTTGATACCATAGGGCTAAAGACATCGTAGGTCTTGCCATTACAATAGTATCAAGTTCTGGATAGTCAAATCCGGTGGTCAATACGCCCACATTGGCCACGACAGGTATTTCGCCGGCCTTGAACGCTTCGAGAACCCTTTCACGTTCTTTTTTCGGTGTTTCGCCAGAAACGATGGCCGTGCCGGGGATAGACCATGTGAGCCGTTCGGCTTCTTTCAGGAAACGGGTGAATACCAATATACCTTTGCGCTTCACTCCGCTCTTAGGATTAAGCAGGCGTTGAACAATGCTCACCAAGAATCCGTAGAAGTCGATACGTTCGTATTCCTTGACAACTGACTTGTCAGTATAGTCAGCCCCTTTCGTATTCACTTTCAGGTTGAGTTCGTTCCATCCGATAGGATTCATGGCGTAGTAGTCTAGTTTCGCCAGATAGCCCATATCGAGCAAAGTAGAAATCTGTACCTGATAAATGACTTCCGAAAAGATACATGGACGTGTACGGGTGATGAACTTTAACATAGAGCCGAAATCACGGCTTGAACTCAATCTGTAAGGGGTGGCACTGAGACCTATAATTTTGCACCTCATTGATTGGAAAAACTCCTTATACATACCTTCCTTGGGATTGCATAAATGAGCTTCATCTACAAGTACATATTTGAAGTGATTGAATAGCTCTTTATGATTGATTGCCGACCCGATTGTGGCAAATGTAATTTTCGCTATCTGCTTTTGTCCGAGCGACGCGGAATAAACGGAACAATCAAATGGACATATCTTCTGCATTTTTTCGTAATTCTGTATCAGTATTTCACGAGAGGGACAAAATATGAGAACATTATCATTCACTCTGTTTGCTATATCCGCAATAATCCATGATTTTCCGCCACCCGTAGGGATGACTATTAGCCCGTTGTGCTTTATCCTCGGATTGAGTAGAAAGGCTACCGCCTTGTCGGAGGCAGCCTTCTGGTAATCTCTAAGTTGGATTTCCATAGTCTTTTGCATATTTCCATTTGTAACCGTAGGCTTGCGCCCTTTTCCCTTTTAAGACCTTGCATATCTGTGAGGAATCATAACCTAAAATTCTTTCTACATCTCTTATTGAATCAAATTTTCTCACAAATGAATCATCCGCATTGAGTTGGATTATTGAAAGAGAAAACGGATGATTCTTTCCTGTACCGCATCCAGGAATATTTCCCAAAGTATTAATTGAATGATGAATGTTTTGCTTTTGACTACACCATTCAAGGTTACTATATATATTGTTTTGACGATTCCCGTCTTTATGATTCACGACAGCACCTTTAGTATATCCATCACAAAAACAAATAGCTACAAGTTTATGTACTTTCAAGCATTTCACTTTTCCGTATTTGGATAGATAAACGAGAAAATAGCCCCCTCTCAAATCTGGATTTTGCTTTAATATCCTTCCGCTTGTAGTTCTTGTATAATTGCCACATTTTGTAATGTGCGACAAAGAACGGATTCTACCCATATTAGAAACTTGATATAGTCCTTCATATCCGACTACATCTTTCCAAATTTCTTCCATAAGATAAAATGTTAAAGATTAGACAATAGAAAATCTAAACAATCCTTGTAAGGGTCGTTTGAACGATAAGTATTGCAGAACTCTGCAAATGCTTCTAAAAGTCCGTTGGATAGGATGAAATAGTAAGCCTCGTTTTTGGCGTTCTTTTCTATTTCAAATTTACGATACGACACAGTTTTCGCACTGTCGGGCGCAAAGTTGCGGTTACTATTATTCGCCTTAACTCTGGTTTCGTTGGTTCTTGGCATTGAACGAAATTTGAGTTATTAAAAATAAGAAAGGCTATCGCCTCCCGTTCCGCCAAGAACCGACGCTGTTAGAGATAACGAGCATCCAATGGGATTTGATAGCCTTATATCTTTGCGATATATACGCTTACAAACGAGCATAAAAATATGCACGTTAATCTCTTTCATAAGTCATGTTCTTGGCGTGAACATTGCAAAGATAGCTCAAATTTCCGAGATGTCAAACGAATGTTTTATTTTTCTGCTTCCATTTTCTTATTTAATGCTTGGTAGTATTTTATCAGTTCTTGAATTTCAAAGTCATTCCATATCTTTGTTTGGTTATGCTTCCATTCAAGAATTTGGAATCTCTTTTCGCCAATCCGATGTATCAATGCTTCCCTTAATTTATGTAGGTGTTCTGCGTTGAAACGGTTGTCGTAGCGACATTCTGCCATACAATTATCTTCGTCAAAACGTGTGGAATTGCTTCTTCTGCTGAAATAATGAGAACAATCGGCTTGTTCAAATGGAAGAACCCTGCCACAAGTGGGACACTTGAAATATTTGTAGCCAAATGGCTTACTGTCCCTCAGCCGGATATAACGGCTGAAAACCTTGTCGAGTTTGGCTACCAAATCCGGCTTCTTCTTTATCTTGATGCCCGCCTTGTCGAATAAAGGCAAGGGCTTTTCTTTTTTCTTAGGTTTACGCTTTATGTAGTATGGCATAGCTGTTTCATTAAATTCATTGTTTCTTGTATAACGGCTTGCTTACCCCAGTTATATTCATTGTCTCCATAGTGGAAAGTGTCGAAACCGAATATCCACCAATCATCACCTATTTCTGTATTGTCGGTGATAAATTCCGCATCATCCAATATAGGATTTCTTTTTCCGACATACTTGGGATTAATTTTCCTTTTGCTTCCGATAGATTCTTCACCGCTCATTACCGGTTCTGAAAATGTGATGCCTCCATGTACACTTATATCATCAATATCAAAATAAGACATTCTATGATATTTGTTACCTGGAGGAACAGCCACATAACCGTTATGTGTGCCATGCCCTACCATAGCGGACTTAAACCATTCGTTTGATTTTATAAATGCTACTGCTTTATTTTCCATATCTTTCTATTATTGGTTTACACAGTTCAACAACTTGCTTACAATTCTCCACATCAAACATCCCTATGTGACAAAGTTCACGTGGTACGTCCAGTTGATTGGATAGCCATAGGTAGGCTTTGTTTCTGTTCGATGTATTCGGGATATGCTTCTTCCAAATCTTGTTTATAAGGTTTGTCTTCGCTATCTGGTCAAAATAGAAGTGGGCTTCTTTCTTGGCTTCCCTAAGTTCCGCATTTGCCAGACGTCCTAATGCTTGGTCCGTGCCCTTGTGGACACCAACGTATGCCTTGCAATCACGGCATAGGTAAATCATACCGTAGGAACGTCCGTAAATGATGGAACTGTCAACGTATTCGGTAGGCTTGCCACAATAAGGGCAAATCTTACCTGTTAGTATTTCATTCATTAAATTATAATTTTAGTTTGTGATACCGGCAGGACTTGAACCTGCATGAGCTTTCTGCTTTGAGTAACCCTTCCGGCTGGGTAAAGCTCCAGTACTCATCGTGCGTCTACCAATTCCGCCACGGTACCGTTTGCCCGTCCTATCCTCACAGACCGGAAGGGCGTTGTTTTAACTAATACCTAATCCTAACCAAATAAGTATAACTATAGCGGAGGCCGTGCCGGAATCGAACCGGTTTCTTTACCGTATGGCAATATCCTTCCATGTGGACGAACGGCCTCGGGGAATACTCGTACTATCCGGACTGGTGGTTTTTGAATTTATCTTCCAAAAACCTCCTTGAACTTTTTGTCCAATGCCATCAATATCCTCATTCTTATAGCAGGATCCTCACTTTGGTCTATGGAATAAATGCGTGAAAGCAACATCTTACGGGAACCACAAAAACACCCACAAGTATAGAATGGATCGACATTGGGATAGTTGTGTTTATACCAGATGTGGTTTGTTCCTTTGATTGCCACGTATGTTTCGGATACGATAAATTCATCTTCTATTGGTTTATATCCAGGTGTGTTCGGGTTTCCTGCGGCACTTATGCGGACATCACAATCGCTATCCTTGGCAAGCTCAACCAACGTGCCGACAGGTGTATTCGGGTTTCCTGCGGCACTTCTGCGGACATAACAATAGCTATCCTTGGCAAGCTCAACCAACGTGTCGACAGGAGTATTCGGGTTTCCTGCGGCACTTATGCGGACATAACAATAGCTATCCTTGGCAAGCTCAACCAACGTGTCGACAGGTGTGTTCGGGTTTCCTGCGGCACTTCTGCGGACAGTCCAATCGCTATTCAAAATATCATTCTTTTCCATATTTTTTTTAATTCGTTTTGTGTTTTCTATTTATTCCGGTATCCACCAATCCGGAATGAAATCATTCTCCATGGGATGCCTCCGTCTCCTTGTAGTGGAACACGTCCATGATGGCCGTTTCGCTGACAGACACAATCTCATAGTCGGCCATGGTGCCTTCCATTCCTTTATCAAGGCGTTTTACGGCACCCCGCAAGTCGGAAGCTTGTACCATCATGGTTTGCATTTTACGCTTTTCTATGCCACTCCTTTCATCCAACGTGACGAATGCGACCTTGCATTTAAACCATTTGTCGGCAAGCTCCTTGTCGTCTTCAAAAAGCTCGCTGATTTTCCGTTTGGCCACGGCCTTGACTTCGTATTCACCGGCCATGAACGGCTGTATCTCCTCGATGAACCGCTGTTCGGCTTCGGTGAAGCTCATGGCTTCCACCAAGTAAGGTTCACTCACATATTTCTGCATTCCGTTTTCAAGCGTCTTTTCATATCTTACGCTGCATTCAAACCATTCGTTCATTGCTTGACTCCTTTCTCCCTTTCGGCTATCATCGCATCGGCGATATCATAAGCCGCCTCGGCCACGTTGCCGGGATTGTGTATGAAAAAAGAGCGAACTTCGTATCTCAGCCCTGCCAATTTCCTGATGCGTTGGACGGGAGTGATACGTTGTTTTATGCTTTTATCCAGTATTATTTTCATCGCTTCAAGCGCGATGTGGTCTCGTGATATGTTACTTTCATTCATAATCAAATAAATTCTTTATTACGTTCTACTTCTAATTCCATTAATTGTATCAGCCTTTCTTCATCGGGGCTTGGGATATAGACACCGGCATTTGATGAACACCAGTTACGGAAACGGTCTACCGTAAGGGAAAATTCCGAACTGTCCAATTCGGAGGAACTTCGCAGGTATTTCACACGGCCAAGGTATTTGTCTTCCCTCTCCCTTATGAAAGTATCGGGGTTACAAAGTATCTTGTAGTAGTTCCTCTTCACATACTCCATGGTTTCGCCGATTTGGCATCCGAAGTATGAAAGGCAGACGTGAAGGTATTTGTTGGCCTGAATGCTTCTTTGGGGTTTCTTTTCAGTCAAGTCAAATATCTTTTTGTCTTTGATGAGCTTTTCTAATTTTGCCCTCGCCTGCCGGGCATGAAGTTCATTGGAACCGTCGTACCTCATAGGCTATCAGAAAGGCAAGTCATCCTTTGTTGATGAAGGTAGCGGAGGAAAATCCGCTTGTGTGGGCATATCATTTTCTGTAATCGGCGGCTTGGCGTTCGGGCTGTCGTTTTTCCCGTTAAGGACGATGTCGTATGCGACAATATCTGTTATATATCGTTTGACACTATCCTTTTCATATTCTCGGTAATTTATCGTACCGAATATAGTCACCTTGTCACCTTTGTGAATGAACTTTTCAACTAATTCTGCCAAAGAACGCCAACAAACAATATTGTGCCACTGTGTCTTTTCCGGTACTTCCGTGCCGTCCTGTTTACGGTATCCTCCGGTAGATGTGGCCAAGGAGAATGTGGCAACTTTCACATTGTTTTCAAGGGTACGGACTTCCGAGTTCTTACCTACATTGCCAATAAGCAAAACCTGATTAATGCTTTTACTCATGTTATTTCACTTTTAAAATTACACTTCCTGAAACTTTGGTTTTGATGAGATAAGCTTTGTAAAGGTCGGGATGGTCGGCGGCAAAACGTTTCTTGTCGAAATCTTCCCTTTCGCTGTCTTCCTTGCGTGTAAAAGATACCCTGTCACCGACCCACTTGCTTACACCGGCATTCTGCATCTCGAATTTTACGCCATCGGCCAGTTCCTTTTTCTTTTCCGACCAATATTTATATTGCCGGTCGATTTCGGCTATGGCATCTTCCATGGCGGCATATTTTTCCGGAAGGCTTTTGTCCGTGACGGAAGGTGCATAAGGGTTGGTGAATTGCTCACCGCTCACTTCGTGTTCCATCAATGACACCACCACGTCATCCGGAATGCGTTCAACTTCCACGAGTTCATGTCGTTCTCCGCGTAGCCAGATAGCATAAAGGTGGAGGACTTTCGCTCCGGGGTTTTGACGTTCAAAAAGGTAGGCGTAGATGGAAAGCTGCCACCTGACGTATTCCTTGTCAAGTTTATAAGTAGTCTTTATGTCAGCCAATATAAATGTTGATTCACCATCCCTGTAAACTTTGTCGATGCAGCTCGCAAAGTGTACATTGTCTGACACAAGGTATTCGCTTTCCTCATGCCGCAAGCCGTATGTATCTTTTAACTCCTTGTAGCCTATTGCCTCTGGGCTTTCATGTTCCACACCCAGACTGTCCACCAACTCACAAACCGAATGGATGAATGAGCCGCGTTCAGCGGCGTTACGCATCGTTTCCTCATCCACACCGTCATACTTACTGGGAAAAAGTTGCCGAGAAATCATTCCGGTTATCCCATCAAGCATCCGGCCATCCGGTGTTAAGTAGGTGTGGGTGGCCGGATAAAACACGACCTTGGACTTTTTAAGCTTGTACATAAGGCACCTCCTTTTTCCTTGCACCCATACGCTCCATGAAAGCCTTGTCGGCATGGAGCATGGTATATTTATTGTATATCTTAGAAAGTTCTGCCGTGTCTTTGGCGGCATCTATCTCTTGGAAAGCCGTGTCCCTGTTGTAGGAAAGCCCGTCGTCCTTACCATCAGTGTTGGTGTCGTCGCTGTCTTTAGTGTCGTCGCTGTCTTTAGTGTCGTCGATGCAAAACATTCCGTTCAGGGCGTACTTCCGAGCGTATGAAGAAGCCGCGCCCGTCACCTGTGAGCCGTCCATACCTTTCTTGCTTTCTTCTTCACGAGCATAAGCAGTAGTCGATACGATTTCACCGTTTTCATTCTTTAATGTAACGGTGGCCTTTACATATATGCGCGTGCCCACAAGAACCATGTCGTCGGCAATCGTAAGTTCGCACTTATGTTCATACAATAGGGGCTTCAATGCCTCCAGTATGTCCTCGCAACTCCGGTACTTATACTTCCCGAAGTTATTCCATTGCCCTTTGGGGGCTTTCAGGTTGTATTGGATTTCTATTAGTTCTTTCATTTTACTTCCATTTCTGATTTGAGGAATTTCTTCAGGTCACGTCCATAATAAAACGGGCAACCATCCGCACCTGTGATAATTATTTTATTGTCATCTATACAACGGACTGTGGTCCAATGCCCACTTCATATCCCATTCGCATTCTTCCTCACGTTCCATTACGGATTCTTCCAAATGTACCTCGTTCATTACTTTTTCAGTACTTATGGAATCCTTTATTGATTGGGACAAATTAAAAAGCTCCATATTGGATAAATTTCCCAAAATGTCTACATCCAAATCTCCGGATAGGCTGTCATAAAAAACCTCAACCGAATAATGACCGGATTCAAGCCGGACGACAGACCTTCTTGTGTCATAGTCGAACATTCTAATGAGTTCATCCTCTATGGACGATGCCAGGTTCTGTATTTCAGTCCTTTTCATTGATAATTTTCAATATAGAAATCCGCTATCATCTCGTCAGAAGGCTCATGCCCTTGCATACGAAGGCTGTCCACGATGTCTTCGTAAATATCTTCCGGCATGGTATATATTACCTGTGAAACCATGTCGGAATACCCGGCACGCATGAAAGCATATACAATGCCCAAAGAACATAGTATGTAAAAAACCTTTTTCATGACGCTCCATTTATATTATACGGTTACGCTCGAAAAAACGGTCTAAACTTTGTAACTCATACCATATCATCCGTCCCCTCTTGGCAAATTTCACTTCGGCATTGTTTTTCAATTCACGAAGGAATCTTTCACTACATCCAAGATAAGCCATTGCTTCCTGCATCGAGAGCCATTTCTTTTGAACCGGCTCAACTTTCATAATTCTTCTTTGTGCCATAATTTTAGCTTTTAAGTTTTAGTTCTCCTCAACCCAACAATAGGTATTTAGCGTTTCCGCATACCGGAATTTTACCGGAGGAGATTGGTTTGAAAGGCGCACTTCCAATGAAGTAAAAGAAAAATCGTCACACTTAAAACTTACTTTGATATTGGAGGTGCGCCGGAATTATTCTATATTTGCAGCGTCACATTTAAAACTTATGATTACAAATAGAATTTCAACAAATTTATACGTTGCGGAAGACCCTCGTTTTGGCAACTACAACAAGGATATTGTCTACCGCCTATTACAACAAGTCCAAATTGATTTCTCAAATTGGATAGGAAATGATGTATTCCATACAAGTGATTGCATAATATCATACAAGGATGAATGCCCTACCATATATGATAATGGTCAAATTGGCCATAAGATATGCTTACATGTAAGTGGTGACGACTGGTGGCGTTGGGTTTACCAATTCTCTCATGAGTACTGCCACCACCTGATTAACGGCACAATGTCCGGTGATATATCAGGGATGATATGGTTTGAGGAAGCTATTTGCGACCTTTCGGCAATCGCCCATTTAAAAAGGCTAATTGTTCTTTGCGATGTTCTTCGGATAGATAGCCTTCTTTCGTATAAAGATTATGTAATCCTCTGTCTTCATGCGAACCTTGGTTCTGCTCAAAAAAACTGTCGGGAATATCTAAGGTCAAATATGGCGACACTCGAACAACCCGTGTACCAACGGGAAATTTACTCAAATCTATCCGCGACAATTCTTCCGTTTTTTGAAGAGAACAATCATCTTTGGAAGATAATCCTCCATTTTGGGGACATGCGCAAGTGGGATTCCCTTGAAGATTTGTTTGACCATCTTCTTCATACTTCTGACGATAGCTATTCCGTTTCATTACGAAAACTTTATAATCTGTTGTTATGAACTTAATTTGCTGTGTTCCACCGCGCCAATCCGATTGACGGCATCACGCCTTTTGCGGTGGATTATGTGTATCATGAGTTTCGGCGGTAGCGTGCTCGCGCCCCAATGCGATATACTTGATGGGATAAGGTGAAATCCCGCTGTCCGCTTTCTCTTTCAGCCTTCCGCTTGGGTGGTTTCTCCGCGTTTCCGCTCGCCACCATTCCGGCATGACTGATGTTCGCAATATGTCAAAGAACTGGATTTTGTGCACCCACAGGCCAATTCGATTGGTAGCTTCACGCCTTTCTGTGAGTTTTTGTTTGTTGGTGCAAAGTAAATAGTTTTATTGTCATAAAACAAATTATTGAAAATAAATATATTTACTATTAACCTTTATTAGTAAATAATTCTGTTTACATCGCTAAGAATGGTTTATCTTTGCAAAAAATTGCAGTCATGACACGGATAAAAGAAATATTAAAAGAGAAAGGTATTACCGTACAAGAACTTGCTGACATGCTTGAAATAAGCAGGCAGGCATTAAGTAAGCAAATACAAGGTAAAATGCTTGTTGAAACAGCCCAAAGGATTGCTTCAAAGTTAGATGTACCTTTATGGCAACTATTTGCTTCTCCAAAAGATGTAAATGGAGCATCCGGTGTTATTTCGTGCCCACACTGCGGAAAGCCCATCACCATCAAAGCCGAATAAGATTAAAAGTAACTTTTGCCTGTTATCCTGAAAACCATCTTACCTTAATGGCATTCGCCTAAAGGATAAGGCTGAGATTATCCAAGTATTAACTTAAATAATTCACGCCATGGCAAAAGTTACCGTGAGGGTTAGAACTACTGTGAGGACTTCCGTACGCACTACCGTTCGGATTCGCAGAGGTTAAAAACCCTGGGAGTGGCGAAAGCCGCTCCTTTTATGTCTCATTTACTTTTGCACCAACAACAAGTCAAAGAACTCTTTTTAAAGCGAAGCCCAACAGGTGAACATCAAAACGCCAATTTCAAAATCACCTTGTGAGTTGTCGGGCTATCGCTTTTTTATTAACTTTGTATCGCCAACTTCAAATTTTACTGTTATGAACAAATTCTTACTTATCGAGGGTAAAACATACCCTTGCTATGTGAATCCTGAACATATTACGTTTGTTGAACGTAAAAATCAAATGACTTACATTCATCTGGTTTCAGGTGAGGTTATTGAATCCGTATCGCCAGTTGAAAAGGTTGTTTCATTACTGAGCCAACGATAATATTCCTTCGTAAAGTCATCACAGGCTCTGACTATTAGCAACTTGTCTCTCCATGTATGGATTGGAGAACTGTAAATCCAATCGAACAATT